GCGGCATTGCCGTTGTGGCGATAGAAGGCAATGGGACAAGACCGTCCCATCACGGAAACGGTTATTCCGAAGAAGGTGTCGGTTATACACTGAATACGACTGAACAACACGGTGTGGCTTACGGTATCGACAGAGCAACCTATAATATGGGACAGAACGCACAATACGCTATTTCCATTCAGGAGGAAGTTGAACCGACAATGGTAGCAAAAGGACCGGGGGCGGTTGCTCACCCAACCTACTGTACCAGTAAATCATCCTTCCATACAAAAGCATCGGAGGAGCTTGCGGATACCCTTGTGGCGAGCGACTATAAAGACCCTCCGACCATTAACGATACCGATGATGAAATGGAATACATTGTGCGGAGGCTCACTCCGACTGAATGTGCGAGATTACAGGGCTTCCCTGACTGGTGGTGCAGTGATCTTGCATCGGATGACCCTACCGATGAAGAGATAGCAAAATGGAGGGAGATTTTCAGAGAGTACGATGAAGCGATGGGAAAGAAAACAAAGCCGAAAACGGATAATCAGATACGCAAATGGCTGCAAAATCCCCACAGTGACTCGGCAGAGTATAAGCTGTGGGGCAACGGAGTCAGCTTGCCTGTCGTGTTTTTCGTACTTGCCGGAATAGCTTATTATGCTGATAAGGATAAGTAATGTCTATAACATTTGCCTGTTCTTGTGTACTATGTAGATTTCCTTTTATCTCTGCCGTTGTTGTTGACTTTCAGGCGAAAAAGAGTGATATATGTACTTACCAAAAAACAAGGAGGCAATCACCATGCGAATAGAATTTAACAGAACAGGAGCAGAGAGAAAAGCACTGGTAAAGGCAATCTCAGAAATAACCGGAGCAGAAGCGGTTTACAAATTCATGCCGACCTGCGCCTACGAGATCGATTACTTTACGGTAACAAAGGACGGGGCTTTGGAATTTGACGACAGAGCCGACAGCGGGGAAATCGAAAATCTTCTGGAGCAGCTTGAACAGAAAGGCTTTGAAGGAACTGCCGCAGAAACGCCCGACACGGCGGCTGAAAACGAAGCCGAAGAAGTATCCGCAGAAGCCGAAACAGCCGGACACAAGCCCACACAGGGGGAACAGTGCGAAAGCATAAACCTTACGATAACGCTGCCGCTGGAAAGCGTGGCGGTCGGAAACCTTACGAAGCTCCTTGACGCAAAGGGCAGCCTTATTAAAAAGGCACTCGGTGTTGATAATCTGGGCTTTGAGATCAACGAAGAAAGCAAAACGATTTGTTTCCCCTGGTTCGGAGAGGTCAGCATTGATGAAGCGATGGCTTATACACATTTTGTCACGGCACTCTGCAAAATGACAAAAGAAGCCAAGCGAGTAACGGCGAAGGAAAAGAATGTCGATAACGAAAAATACGCTTTCAGATGTTTTCTCTTAAGATTAGGATTTATCGGCACTGAGTACAAAGCTGAAAGAAAGATCCTGCTCCGCAATCTCAGCGGCTCGTCAGCATTCAAAGCCAGAAGGGACGGTGAGCAGGAATGAGGATACCGGGCAGAGAGGTAATCGAAAAGCTGAAACAGGAGTACCCCATCGGAACAAGAGTGATTCTCCGAAAAATGGATGACTGCCAAGCCCCTCCAATTGGAACCAAGGGGACTGTACAGGGTGTTGATGATGCCGCCAGCCTTTTGGTAAAGTGGGATAACGGCTGCGGCTTGAATGTGGTTTACGGAGTTGACGTGGTAGAAAAGCTCCGTTAAACCGCCATAATATACACAACTTCCTCCGAAAAACAGCCCTTATGATTGGTGGATATACATCTCAAATATTGCTTGATATAGTGTCAAAGTAGAGGTAATATACACATACCGAAAGGGAAAATAAACAAACAAAAAACGGAGGAAACCACCATGAATACTAAGGTTGCAAGACAGATAGAGGAAATGAAGAAGCAGACAATCGGGGTCGAGGTAGAGATGAACAGCATCACCAGAGAAAAGGCTGCAAAGACCGCCGCAGAGTTCTTCGGAACGAGAAGATACCAGAACACAGCAGGCCGCAACGGATACAGCACCTGGTCAGCATGGGATGCAGACGGCAGAGAGTGGAAATTCCAGAAGGATGTCAGCATCAGCGGACCGGACAGCGAAAAATGCGAACTGGTAACCCCGATCCTTCACTACAGCGACATTGAGCTTTTGCAGGAATTGATCAGAAGGCTTCGCAAAGCGGGAGCAAAAAGCGATGCGACAAGAGGCTGCGGAGTACACATTCACATCGGAGCGAACGGTCACACAGCACAGACCCTCAGAAATCTTGCAAACCTGATGGCAAGCCACGAAAGGCTGATTGCAACAGCCCTGAAAATAAACGAAGGCAGAATGAGCCGCTACTGCAGAACGGTCAATCCAAATTTCCTCGCAAAGCTCAACAGCAAAAAGCCAAAAACGATGAGCCAGCTTGCAGACATCTGGTACGAGGGCAACGGAGCGGATTACGGCAGAAGCCACCACTACAACGAAAGCCGCTACCACATGCTCAACCTCCACGCAACCTTCACAAAAGGTACGGTTGAATTCAGACTTTTCCAATTCGATGCACCGAGCGGCGGCAAGCAGAACGGACTTCACGCAGGACAGCTCAAGAGCTACATTCAGCTTTGCCTTGCACTCAGCGAGATGGCAAAGGAACTCAGAACAGCAAGCCCGAAAGAGCAGCAGAAAGAAAATCCGAAATACGCAATGAGGACTTGGCTCCTCCGCCTGGGATTTATCGGAGAGGAATTCGCCACAGCAAGGGACATCCTTACAAGAAACCTTGACGGCGACACAGCCTTCAGACACGGCAGAGCTTAAGGAACAGCCTCCTACAACCTAACCCCGACCGACTTGGCGCACAGAGCCTGTGTTCCCAAGTCTTTAGGTGGTAGAAGGGTATTCCTTCAAGAAAGGATGAACTACTATGAGTAAAGAAAAACTCTATTACATTGCCTACGGCAGCAACCTGAATGTGGAGCAGATGATGAGGAGATGCCCCGGAGCAAAGCCCATCGGAACAGCAATGCTGGAACACAATATCCTTTATTTCAGGGGCAGCGGTTCAGGCTACTACCTGACCATCGAGCCGAAGATCGGCAGCAAGGTGCCTGTTGCGGTCTGGGAGATAACTCCGGAGGATGAGCTGGCACTCGACCGCTATGAGGGTTATCCGAGATTTTATTACAAGTACGACTATACCCTCAAAGTCAGGCTGCTTGACGAGGAGACAACAAAGGAGCTGCGCTGCTTTGCCTACATAATGACAGAAGGACGCAGAGTCGGACTGCCGACCAACTACTACCTTACCACCTGCATGAAGGGTTATAATGATTTCGGTTTTGACACGAGAATACTTACCAGAACGGTAGAAAGGATGAAGAAAATACTATGGAAACAACTGAGATTAAAATAAGGACTTGCCCGATCTGCGGTCAGGAATACACCGGCCGCCCTGCAATATCGAGAATGGACTGTGAGACCCCCATCTGCCCGGACTGCGGCACCCGTCAGGCATTGACCTCTATCGGTATTGATGCGGAGGAACAGGAAAAAATACTTGATGCGATACACCGCAGCATGTACAGATGTACACAAGATAAAGCCTGATTCTTTGTCGGATATATGTGTGCAGAATTGCTTGATAATACCTCCGATAAGAGTTAATATGTGTTACACACAAAGGGAAACAAACCCTGAAATAAAAAACGGAGGTACACCACCATGAAAAGAGAAAACGCATTTTTCGAGGAAATGAAGAAAGTCGGACACGCTTGGGATGACGAACGCAGAGCAAGGCTGGAGAAGCGCAGGGAAATCGAAAAGACCTACGGATACTGCAGTGAGGAATACAGCAACTGGCTTGCCGAAAACAAGGACATTCCCTTCCCCTTCACGGACGGTGCAAACAAAGCCTACAGAGCATGGGCAGGCAGCGTCCGGGATGAACTGGAGATACTTGAGTTTTCGGATCTGCTTTGGGACAGAGAGGTTGCGGATTTTGTTGACACCCTCCGCAAGGCAGGCATTACCGAGTTTGTTTACACAGGCAAAAGCACCGCCCTGATGGAGAATATCCACCAGCTTGCCGCTGAAGGCTGCACCATGACAGGACTTTATACAAGGATCAAGAAAGAATTCTGGGGAGAAACCGAATTTCAGGGGATCAGGTTCAGCGTAAACTGAGCTTGACCGCCGCCCGCAGCAGGGCGGTTTTTCTCTTATAAATGTAGCTTGCCGGATTGAAAATAAGACCGTTTTGTGGTATCATATATATTAGTTTTTTGTAGTAAAACAGTAACCTGAAAAGGTCTACAACGGTTATTTATCTTTTAAAATATCGCTTTGAGAGGTGCAATATGGAACTTATTCAAGGATCAGGCTGGAAAGCACATTTTGATGATAAAAGAAATCTTTATACGGCAAGGACAAGCGTTCCGGGTGCGATCAGACTTTTCGAGATCACAAAGGAGGTTTTTGATTCTCTGTGTGATGACGGTATCTCTGACGATGATAAATACTGTCTGATACATGATAAGGGGAGAACATTGTACATGGATATTGATGACCGCTGCGGGCCTCCGTATACGGTCGTTCTGGACGATGATTATAGAACTATATGTCCTTGGGCGGAACTTCCGGAAATTCAGAATGTCATGCCTGAAGAACTGACAGATGCTGCGGTTGAACTCTTCGCCTCGCAGGAGAATAACAGGGAACAGAGAAGAAAAAAGCGAGAGGCAAGAAACGGACAGGAAGAATAATTGAGTAAGACAAATCTGGATTTGGGAGGTAAAAGCATGACTGAAGTTATTCTTGTTCCATTGACAATAGAGGATCGGGAGCAATTTATATCGGATAATCAGGAGGCTTTTAACTATGGCACTCTCGAGGAATTCGGCCGCAGGGACAATCATTTTGAAGAGGACGAGCAGATTATTTCTCGCAACACCATTGAGCAGTCGATTGACAGCGGTGAAGCCTATCGTATCATGCAGTGCGGTCAGCCGATCGGCGGCGTGGTTATTAAAGTGGACGGTGAGCACGGTACCCTTGATTTGCTGTTCGTTTCTCCCAAAGTCCACAGCAAGGGTATCGGTTATGCTGCGTGGTGTGCTGTGGAACAGCTGCATCCGGAGGTGACTGTCTGGGAAACTGTCACACCATATTTTGAGACGCGAAATATTCATTTCTATGTGAACCGTTGCGGTTTCCACATCGTGGAGTTCTTCAACCGCCATCATCCAGACCAAAATGATCCGGATACAACTGAGCATATAGACGAGCAGTTCCCGGATGGGATGTTCCGTTTTGAAAAGCGGATGGTATAAACAAATTCCGGCTTGTTTGTAATCTATGATAACAGAAAGGGTTAATGCGGCATGAAAACAAAAAAGAAGGGCAACAACTGGACTGCGTACTATGATCCTGAAACGGGACGCTATTTCGCCGAAATTATGTACACCAGCAGAGAAGGGCGCGAACAGTATAACTATGAGATCACAAAGGATATTTACAGTCGGCTTGGTACGTTCAAGGATGACATTGAAAACGAGAGACTGATCAAGACTGCAAATATGACGTATTCGTTTGAAAACACAATGTACGGGACGCTCGGTCCGGAGAGAACGGTCTGGGATGAAGAAGCAAACGAAGCAATGACGGAAACGGTCAGAAAACAGGAAAAGAAGAAAAAAGACTGATGTTCTGACAGATAACAGAGTAAAGTGCTTTTCTCTGTGAGAAAAAGGGGTACGAATATGAGCAGCTTACTTGATCATGATTATGATACGGAATACGATCTGTCCCTTTCGGCATGGGGAGACGGTATGCTTGCAGAAAGTGAGCTGCTTGATTTTCACAAGCCGGATGCGATCATAGGAGAATACAAAAAGAAACGCCGCCGCTATCCGAAGACCATTTCTCTTCTGATAGAGGATTCACGCGGTTACGGCAGCAAAACCGGATATACCGGAATCGATACGGCATTTCTTGAAAAGCTTGAAACGCTGAAGGAACTGATCATACCGGATACGATCACACATATTGATTTCACGCCGAAGCTTGAAAAGATCTTAAAGGATAACGATACGCTGATACGCGGTTCGTTTGATTCGTTTGCAGAGAGCTTTGCGAAGGAGAACACTCTGCACTTCCGACCAGCCGATCTTATATTCGCAGCCTTTGAAGACACGCAATGGCACGAATACACAACGATGAAGCTGATCTTCAAGCGTAACGGCAATATAGAGATCAAAGAGACTTCCTCATCCCCCGGCTCAAATGCTGGAAACACCTTCGGCGGCAGCTTTACACATTCCCTCCCTTGTGATTTTTATAAAACGCAGAGTGCCGGGGAGATTGCAGAACGGTTTAACACGGACGCACACAAAGCGATCATCGCAGACGGGAGACTCGCCGCTTTTATCGAAAAGGCAAAGACGCACGAGTTTTATCGTGATAAAAACTGACAGAAAACAACAACAAATTCCTGTTTGCAGGAATGAGACATAGCCTATTATATCGCAGTATAATTTACCACTGCAAAAAAACTCTGACGAATAATCCAGATAAACATCAAAAGATACACAAGCATCCTGATTAATTCCAGGGTGCTTTTTTTGCGGCAATGACAGGATGGTTGCGTCTCATATATACACAATTTACCGCCAAAATCAGTCGGAAATGATTGTGTGATAGTTGTATTGATAAGTACCTCCGAAAGAGTTAATATACAGCTACCAAAACAAAACGGAGGTAAACCACCATGAAAAAGCTAAGCAGGAAAACAGCGAAAGCCCTTGAAAAGATAGCAATGTCAGCAAGCTATAGCCTTGAATACAGAGGCGGCATAGACGAAAGAAACAACGACAGCGAGGACTTCCCGGAGATCAGCATCAGAGCCTTACAGGAGATGCTGGAGCAGGCATACCTCCTCGGCAGAGCAGATGCTGAGGGAAAAAGATAACAGGGAGGTACGGAGCAATGACAAACGCAAAAATCGGGATGAAGGTTGAAGCATACAGAGGTAGCTGTATAGGACTTCTTATACAGAGTACCACATGGCAGGGCGAGATAATCAAGGTAAACAAAAAGAGCATAAGGGTTCGCCTGACGGAAAGCACCAGTACCTTCGGTAGCAAGACCACGAGCCATTTTGAAAACCTCTGCACTGAAAAAACCTACCGTTTTGTAAAAATACTGAGTGACGGACGCAGCCTTTACCGCAGCGAATCAGACCTCTACGGACACATAAAGCTTTGATATAATACACACTACTACACAATTACCCGCCCGGATGATTGTGTAGTAATCGTATTGATAAGTACACCCGAAAGAGTTAATATGTGTACACAACAAGGGAACAACCCTACAAAAAAACAAACGGAGGTACACCACCATGAAAAGAGAAAGAAAGATTACAAAGAAGGACATCAAGGAGATCGCAAAGAAATATGACCTCGACCCGGTTGACATTCAGGACATCGTAAACGACATGGAGAGCGACGGCATAAGGGTAACAAGAGAGGACATCGAGGACATGTACCTTAACGGCGACCTTTTCTGAGGAGGGAAAGACAATGACGAGCAAAGAAAGAACCGAATTTGCAAGGCTGCAAAAGGAATACAACGAGCTGCACGAACGGCTCGGTTACAGCCGGAACGAAAGGACCTGCCGGGCGATAAACAACAGGCTTGACGAGATTTGCAGGAAAATGGACAGACTGATAAACGGAGGGAACGAAAATGTGGACTGAGGGCAGCATAAGGGTTAAGAACAGCACCTTTCATTATTGGGTGAAACATTACGAAGAGCCGAGCGAGGATTTCGGCATTGATGGCGGAAGGATCAGCAAACTGATGCTGAAACAAAACGGCGAAACGGTGTACAACTACGACAGAGGGCTTGATGTAAAGCCGGCTGACAAGGATACGGAAACCGCACTTGCGATCCTTATAAAAGAATACAACTGAAAATTCCGGGAGCACACCGATGCGGTGTGTTTCTCGTTTATATAAATACTTTTTGACAGTCGCAGAGATGCGGCTGTTTTTGTTTGGGGGTGAAAGTGTATGGAACTTTCAGAAATAATGAAGCTTAGTCAGGAGGCTATCGCAGAACAGCAGTCTTGACGGGAGGTGAAACATTGAGAAAACTAAAAAAATACACGCCTACTAAATTTATGGCAAAGGGATCATATTACGATAAGGCTGCCGCAGATTATGCGGTCAGCTTTATTGAGCAGCTGCGGCACACAAAGGGAGAATTCTATAATCAGTCCTTTGAGCTTATTGACTGGCAGGAAAGAATAATCCGTGATATTTTCGGAACAATCCGTGCTGACGGATATAGACAATTCAATACAGCGTACATCGAAATATCTAAAAAATCAGGTAAACAGTTATCACTTAACACCCTTATACCTACTCCAAACGGTTATACAACAATGGGAGAAATAAAAGTCGGTGATGAGCTTTTTGATGATAACGGATGTATATGCCATGTTGTTGCAAAAAGCCAACTTGATTTCAGCGAACAGGCATATAGAATAACCTTCAAAGATGGTGCCGTTATTGAAGCCGGAGAACATCACCAATGGTCTGGAGAATATACTCATGGAAAAAGAAAAAGCATTATCCTGACAACGAGAGAGCTTTTAAGTATTCCGAAGGAAGGTAACTCATATAAATTCAGAATACCTGTTGCAGGGTGTGTTGATTATCCGAAAGCCGACCTGTCGATAGAACCTTATCTTATGGGATATTGGCTCGGCAACGGCAATGCAATAAAGCCGGAAATTACAGTAAAAACGAGTGATATTCCTTCCGTTCTTGGAAACATTATGCCTCATCATAAAGTAGAAAATGCATGGCAGAATGTTGGCGACAGCGTTATATTCAGAATTAAGGATTTGAAGTGTGTGCTTCTTCATTCCTTCCACGATAAAGTGATACCCGAAAAATATCTGCATTCATCCAAAGAACAGCGTTACCGCTTATTACAGGGACTGATGGATTCCGATGGGAACATTAACGATCTCAAAGGGCAAGCTGTTTACACTTCAACAGAAAAAGCACTATCGGAAAGCGTCAGTGAGTTGCTGTGGAGTTTAGGAATTAAAAATGCGATCTCTACTTCGATATCTACGCAGCGTGTTGATTGGAATATGCCAAGTCAGCAATGCGGAAGAGTTGCAACAGGAGAAACCATCTACTCTGTAAAATATACAGCTTTCGATGACATGCCTGTTGCAGGACTGGAAAGAAAACTGAAAAACAGAGTGCAAAGAAATCCGACAACAAGAAGTCATTACCGCTATATAGACAAAATTGAAGAAATAGAAAATCATGGAATGCAGTGTATTCAGGTTGATTCGCCGTCTCATCAGTATCTGGTGGGGCGTTCTTTTTTGCCGACACATAACAGCGAGCTTGCGGCCGCTGTTGCACTGTATATGCTTTGTGCAGACGGTGAGCAAAGAGCCGAAGTTTACGGCTGTGCCACTGACCGAGATCAGGCTTCTCTTGTTTTTGATGTTTCCTGCGATATGGTGCGGCTCTGTCCTGCCCTGCGGAAACGCTGCGATATTCGACCAAGCCGGAAAACCATACATTTTACTCCGACTAACAGCACATATAAAGCTCTTTCCGCTGATGTTGCAGGCAAGTCTGGTGTTAATGTTTCGGCTTTGATTTTTGATGAACTGTGGGTGCAAAAGGATAGAAAGTTTTTTGATATGATGACGAAGGGTACATCAGATGCAAGAAAAAATCCGCTACATTTTATCATCACGACAGCCGGAAACGATACGCATTCCATTTGCTATGAACTGCATCAAAAGGCTATGGATATTATCTCCGGCAGAAAGGTTGACCCGACATTTTATCCATGCATCTACGGAGCAGAGGAGCATGAGGACTGGACTGACCCGAAGGTCTGGAAAAAGGCGAATCCCTCTCTTGGGATAACGATAGGAATGGATAAGGTGCAAGCCGCCTTTAACTCCGCTCGGCAGAATCCGGGAGAAGAAAATACTTTCAGACAGCTCAGACTTAATCAATGGGTAAAGCAGGCTGTTCGCTGGATGCCGATGGAAAAATGGGATAAGTGTGCGTTTGCGGTTAATCTGGAGGAGCTTGAGGGTAGAGTTTGCTACGGCGGTCTTGACCTGTCCAGCACTACTGATATAACGGCTTTTGTACTCGTTTTTCCTCCGACCGATGAAGATGATAAGTATTATGTCCTGCCATATTTCTGGATACCGGAGGATAACATTGATCTCCGAGTAAAGCGAGACCATGTTCCTTATGATATATGGGAACGACAGGGTTTTCTGGAAACAACTGAGGGAAATGTCGTTCATTACGGCTATATCGAAAAGTTTATAGAACGTCTTGGTGAACACTTCAATATCCGAGAGATAGCCTTTGATAGGTGGGGTGCCGTTCAGATGGTGCAGAACCTTGAGGGTATGGGGTTTACCGTTGTTCCATTCGGACAAGGGTTTAAGGATATGTCGCCGCCAACAAAGGAGCTTATGAAGCTGACGCTTGAACAGCGAATAGCTCACGGAGGTCACCCAGTGCTGCGATGGATGATGGATAATATTTTTATCCGTACTGACCCTGCCGGAAACATTAAAGCCGATAAAGAAAAATCTACTGAAAAGATAGATGGTGCTATTGCCACTATTATGGCACTTGATAGAGCAGTCAGATGCGGCAATGTGAATACTGAAAGTGTTTATGATCAGCGCGGCATCTTATTCATATAGGAGGGATTTTTAATGGGAATTTTGAGCCGGATATTCAGGAGCAGAGATGCACCCAGAAATGCCACAGCCGGAAGCGGATACAGCTTTCTGCTTGGTTCATCAGCAAGCGGAAAAGCTGTCAATGAACGGTCAGCTATGCAGATAACGGCTGTGTATTCGTGTGTGAGAATACTCTCAGAAGCAGTAGCAAGCCTACCACTGCATTTATATAAATACACCGACACAGGCACAGAAAAGGCTACTGAACACTTGCTTTATTTTCTTCTGCATGACGAGCCAAATCCCGAAATGACTTCATTCGTATTCCGTGAAACGCTAATGACACACCTGCTTTTATGGGGCAACGCCTACGCACAGATCATCCGCAACGGCAAGGGCGAGGTTCTTGCTTTGTACCCTCTGATGCCTGACAGAATGATTGTTGACCGTGACGAACACGGCAACATTGTCTATGAATATATGGTCAGTCAGGAGGATGCACCGATCAATAAAGGCTCGACAGTAAAGCTGACGCCGAGTGAAGTGCTGCACATCCCAGGATTGGGATTCGATGGATTGATCGGATATTCTCCGATCGCTATGGCAAAAAACGCTATCGGCTTGGCTATTGCCACAGAGGAGTACGGCAGTAAGTTTTTTGCAAACGGTGCAACACCCAGCGGCATTCTTGAATATCCGGGAACAGTAAAAGAGCCGGAGCGTGTGCGTGAAAGCTGGAATAAGGGCTTTGGTGGTGAGAATAACCACAAGGTTGCGATTTTAGAGGAAGGAATGAAATATACTCCTATTTCAATTTCTCCGAATGAAGCACAATTCCTTGAAACGAGAAAGTTTCAGATAGACGAGATTGCGAGAATATTCAGAGTTCCGCCGCACATGGTCGGTGATCTGGAGCGCAGCACCTTTTCCAATATTGAAAATATGTCGCTTGAATTCGTCAAATACACGCTTGCACCCTGGGTGACAAGATGGGAACAGAGCCTATCACGCTGTGTTTTTAATGACGATGAAAAGCGGCAGTTATTTTTTAAATTCAATGTTGACGGTCTGTTGCGCGGCGACTATCAGAGCAGAATGAACGGCTATGCAACGGCAAGGCAGAACGGCTGGATGTCAGCAAATGATATCCGTGCCTTAGAAAATCAGGATATGATACCCGATGAGGAGGGCGGCAACCTGTACCTCATCAACGGAAATATGCTGCCCCTGAAACAAGCGGGAGCAGCATACAACAACGGTATATCAGAAGGAGGCTGAATATGAATAAATTCTGGAAATGGAAGAAACAAAAGGTTATCAATCAGGATAACACCGAGAGCACGGAGAGGGTGCTTGAGCTTCGTGGGACTATAGCCAGCGAATCGTGGTATGATGACGATGTGACACCTAAGATGTTCAAAGACGAGCTGCTTTCCGGCAGCGGTGACATTACAGTTTATATCAATTCTCCTGGCGGAGATTGTGTGGCAGCGGCGCAGATATACAATATGCTGTCCGAATACCCCGGCAAGGTAACTGTGAAAATAGATGCAATCGCAGCGAGTGCAGCATCTGTTATTGCAATGTCGGGAGATACTGTTTTGATGTCGCCATGCGCCGTCCTGATGATCCATAATCCCGCCACAATCGCATTTGGAGATCATAACGAGATGCAGAAAGCAATCGATATGCTTGCAGAAGTAAAGGAAAGTATCATCAATGCTTATCAGATGAAAACAGGTCTGTCGAGAGCGAAGCTCTCAAAGCTGATGGAAGCGGAAACATGGATGTCAGCTCATAAGGCTGTGGAGCTCGGCTTTGCAGACGATATCTTCGTAAAGAAAAACGATAAGTCTGCCGAAGAAGACGAGCAGGAAGATGACGAAACTAATCAAGAAAATACACCAAATGAGGATGAAGAGGAGCAGAAAAATGCATCCTCTTTTTTATTTTCCCGTAAGGCTGTTAATGCAAGTTTGCTTAATAAGCTGACAAAGAAAAAGGCAGATAACGGTCATTCTGTCGCTGAGATATTTGACCGTCTGGATACAATTCAAAAATTTACATAAGGGAGGAATCTGACTATGACTGACAGAGAGAAATTCTTGAATACCGCGAGAAGCTATATTGGCAAAGACGGTTATTATGTCTGCAAAACAAAACTTGCTCTTGATGCAGTATATGACTGGTGTGCCTTTGCAGTGTCCGCTATCATGAAGGATTGCGGCTTCATAGGTAAGTATACAAGCGGTGTGCATTCCTTTGCATCCGATGAAGGCAGGTACGGTGACGGCAAATACGGTACGTGGCTTCTGAAATATTCACAGGCAGTACAGCCGGGTGATATTATTATGTTCCGTTATTCGAGCCTTAATCCCATTGACAAGTATTCCGCCTCTCATGTGGGAATTGTCGAGACTGTAAGCGGCAACACACTGACTACCCTTGAAGGAAATGTTGAGGGCTGGGGTGATAACTGGGCTTGCAATTCAACCTTCAAACGTAAGACAAGGTATCTGAATGACAGCAGTGTATATGCGTTTTTCAGACCCAAGTGGAAGGAAAGTACATCAACCGGAACTTCTTCACAGAAAACAAAAAAAGCAAAGAAAACCGTTGATGAGCTTGCAAAGGAAGTAATCGCAGGAAAATGGTCTGCCGGAGATGAGCGTAAGGCAAAGCTGACCGCTGCCGGATACAGCTATTCTGCCGTACAGTCCAGAGTAAATGAGATGCTTTCCGGCAAGGTACAAAACAAAAAGTCTGTTGACGAGCTTGCACACGAGGTTATCTGCGGCAAGTGGGGCAACGGTGAGGAACGCAGAAGAAAACTGACTGCTGCCGGATATAACTACAAAGATGTTCAGGACAGAGTCAATGAACTGATGAGATAAAGGAGGAATCTGACTATGACTATTATGCAGATGATCGAAAAAAGGAATAAGGCAATCGAGGCAGCCCGTGCTTTTGCGGCTGCCCATAAGAATGAAAACAACACGCTTAACGATGCCGATTATGCTAAATACGAGCAGATGGAAAAGGAAATACAGGATATCTCCCGTGAGATCAGCCGTATGCAGCGTGAGGATGCTATGGAGCAGGAACTGAACAAACCTATGAATACTCCCCTTACCTCAAAGCCTTTTAAGGGCGAGATCGGCGGCACAGGCAGGGCAAGCGAGGAATACAGAAAAGCAATGCTCGGAGCACTCCGCAGTAATTTTTCTGATGTTTCCAATGTTCTTCGTGAGGGTTCAGACGCAGACGGCGGTTATCTCGTTCCCGAAGAATATGATAAACGCATTATCGATGTGCTGAATGGCGAAAACATCATGCGTACCCTTGGTACGAAAATCAAAACGAGCGGAGACCATAAGATAAATGTGGCGGCAACAAAGCCTGCCGCATCGTGGATTGATGAGGGCGAGCCGCTTGTATGGGGTGACGCAACCTTTGACCAGATACTGCTTGATGCTCATAAGCTCCATGTGGCTATTAAGGTCACGGAGGAGCTTCTTTATGACAACTCTTTCGGACTGGAGAATTACATCATCACACAGTTTGGTAAGGCTCTCGCCAATGCTGAGGAGGATGCTTTCCTGAACGGCAACGGCAGAGGCAGACCGACGGGTATCTTTGCGGCAACGGGCGGCGGTGTTATTTCCGGCATAACTGCCACTCTCAAAGGTGACGATATAATCAACCTTGTCTATGCCCTCAAGCGTCCTTATCGTAAAAAGGCGGCCTTTATCATGAACGATAAGATTCTGGCAACCGTCAGAACTCTCAAAGACAGCGAGGGACAGTATCTGTGGCAGCAGTCCTTTAAGGACGGTGAGCCGGAAAGACTGGCAGGCTATCCTGTTTATACTTCGGAATACGCTCCCACAAATATGATCTCCTTCGGTGACTACAGCTACTATAATATCGGCGACAGAGGTACTCGTTCCTTCAAAAAGCTGACAGAGCTTTTCGCCGGAAATGATATGGTCGGATTTGTTGCAAAGGAGCGTGTTGACGGAAAGCTCGTTCTGCCGGAAGCTGTACAGATACTGAAAATCGGCTCGACCGGAAAAGTAACCAAGCCCTGATGAGGTGATGGCATGACAGTTTCTTTGACTGAAATGAAAAGTTATCTCCGTGTAGATTTCAAAGATGATGATACATTGATTCGGAGATATATTTTAGCTGCCGAGGATCTATGTCTGGACATTCTGCGAACAAATGACCGCAATGTGCTGAGGACAGACAAAAATGCCAGGATAGCAATCATGTATGCTGTCGCCTATTTTTACGAACACAGAGAAGAAGCCGATTACAAGGCTCTGACAATTTCCCTCAGAGCCTTGCTTTTCGGCAGCAGGAAGGAGGAATTCTGATGCAAATAGCACTTATGAATGAGAGAATAACCTTTCAGAGAAATGTAATACTTACTGACCGAATCGGCAACCACATGAGCAGCTGGAATGACGAATTCTCCTGCTATGCGACTGTAGGCGGCGAAAGCGGCAAGGAAACGGCCATTGTAGGAACGACTGTTGAGAATACGGATGTTACCTTTACTGTCCGCTGGTGCGCCCTGACGGCAACTGTCAGCACCACAGGCTACCGCATTATGTTCAAAAACGAAATATATGACATCGTTTCTATTGACCACATGAACTATAAAAAGAAGTGCATTAAATTCAAGTGCAGGAAGGCCAGGCGATAGTGTGGGAAAAACAGTAAAAATTGACGACCTTGCCGAGGAAGTAATGAAGGGGCTGACGGAGTATTCAAAGTTGGCAACAGCAGATATGAAGAAAGCCGTCAAAAAAGCAGGAAACAATGTGAGGAAAGAAATACAATCTACTGCTCCGAAGGAAACAGGTGCTTATGCGAAAAGCTGGGCTGTAAAGACAACGAAAGAGTCAGCTGAAAAGCTGGAAGTGACGGTACATTCAAAAAAACGATATCAGCTGGCTCACCTTTTGGAATTCGGTCATGCAAAGCGTGGCGGCGGCAGAGCAAAAGCCCAGCCGCATATTGCACCTGCCGAGGAGCATGGAATTGAAGGACTTGAAAAAGCGATAGAAAGGGCTTTGAAAGGGTGATGCTATGGATAAGATAATATCAATATTAAACGAGATCGGACTGCCCTACGCATATCATCACTTTGCAGAAGGTGAGAGTCCGAACCCGCCTTTTATCTGTTATCTTCTGCCGAACAGTGACAATTTTGCTGCTGACGGCAGGGTCTATTATAAAATTAACGATGTACATATCGAACTATATACAGACTTCAAAAACACTGAGCTTGAACTGAAAGTAGAGGAAGTGCTTGACCGCTACAATATCTTCTACAACAAGTCCGAAGTCTGGATAGACAGTGAAAAACTGTACGAGGTGATGTATTCTTATGAGATTGGGGGAATTTGCAATGCCGAATAAGAAAAAGAATAAGGTCAAATTCAATATATGCAATGTGCATTATGCCATTGTAAAATTGAACACTGACGGAACAGCGACCTTTGAAAAACCTGTACCCATGCCGGGTGCTGTGTCGCTGTCACTTGACCCGAACGGTGAACCTAAAAACTTCTATGCAGATGGATTTGCGTATTACACTATCAGTAATAACATGGGATATGAGGGCGATTTAGAGCTTGCCCTTATCCCAGAGAGCTTCAGAAGAGATGTTCTGAAGGAAACGCTGGACAGCAATGGTGTGCTTATCGAAAGCTCAAATGTGGAAACGGAGAACTTCGCACTCCTCTTTGAATTTGACGGCGACGCGAAAAAGATACGTCATGTCATGTATTACTGCTCAGCAAGCAGACCTACCATTGAATCACAGACCAACGAGGACGAGATCGAGGTTAAAACAGAAAAGCTGACAATAAAGGCTGCTCCGCTTGGCAACGGACTTGTTAAGGCAAAAACAGGTGATGATACCAATGATGAAGTATATTTGAATTGGTACAGCGAGGTATATCTGCCGAATGCCGTTATCGGTGGTGAAGCGGAGTTTATTGCTATGCAGGACTGAGGGGGAATGAAAAATGAGCATGACACAGACAATAGAGATTGACGGACAGCCGGTCAAATTCCGTGCATCCGCCGCTATTCCGAGAATATACAGAATGAGATTTCACAGGGATATTTACCGTGACCTTTCGGCTTTGGAAAAATCCCTCGGAAACCAAGATGAAGGCAGCAGCAATCTTGATTTATTTTCTTTGGAGATGTTTGAAAATATAGCTTTTATTATGGCTAAACACGCCGATGCATCTATCCCGGATACCCCGGAGGAATGGCTTGATAACTTCAATACATTTTCCATTTATCAGGTTCTGCCGAAGCTGATAGAACTTTGGGGACTGAATGTTCAGACCACAGTACAGTCTAAAAAAAACTTAGACCAACTGACCGCGAAATGACGACACCATTATTTCTGCTCCGATGCGTACAGCTTGGCTTATCTATCCGTGACCTTGATTTGCTCACGATAGGTTTAGTTAATGATATGTTCATCGAGAGCAGAAATGATGATTATAACGGGTATTCGGAAATTGCAACGCAGTCTGATTATGATTTATTTTAACAGAATGGAAGGAAGTGACACCCGATGGCTAACAGAATAAAAGGTATCACAGTCGAGATCGGCGGAGATACCACTAAGCTTTCAAAAGCTCTGAAAAATGTAGACAGCTCCATAAAAAGCACCCAGACACAGCTTCGGGATGTCAATAAACTGCTCAAACTGGATCCCGGAAATACAGAGCTTTTAGCACAGAAGCATAAGCTGCTCGGTGATGCAGTAGGTCAGACCAAACAAAGACTTGAAACGCTGAAAACAGCCGCCGAGCAAGCTGATAAAGCCCTTGCTGCCGGAGATATTTCCAAAGAACAGTATGATGCCTTGCAGCGTGAAATTGTGGAAACAGAGCAGGAATTAAAGAAGCTCGAAACAGCCGCAAACCAGTCTGCAACGGCTGTTCAGAAGATAGCTGCAAAGGGCGAAAAGCTGAAAACACTCGGCAACAATATCTCGAATGTAGGTCAGAAAATGCTGCCTGCAACTATCGCAATTACCGGACTGGGAACGGCAGCAGTAAAGACCGCCGCTGATTTTGACTCGGCCATGAGTGAAGTGGCGGCTGTGTCCGGTGCGACCGGAAAAGACTTTGACGCTCTCCGTGCCAAAGCCCGTGAAATGGGCGCAAAGACAAAATTTTCCGCTACAGAAGCGGCTCAGGCTATGAATTACATGGCGATGGCTGGCTGGAAAACTGAGGATATGCTCAGCGGCATCGAGGGTATTATGAACCTTGCGGCGGCATCCGGCGAAGACCTGGCTACCACCTCCGATATTGTTACTGACGCACTTACAGCCTTTGGATTATCCGCCGATGATTCAGGACATTTTGCTGATATTCTGGCGGCAGCAAGTTCCAACGCAAACACCAATGTTTCCATGATGGGCGAAACATTCAAATACTGTGCGCCTATCGCAGGTGCGTTAGGCTTTTCCGCAGAGGACACGGCAGAAGCTATAGGCTTAATGGGCAATGCAGGTATCAAGTCATCTCAGGCAGGTACGGCACTTCGCTCTATAATGAACAATCTGTCAAAGGATGTAAAGTTGACTGGTAATGCCTTTGGCTCAATGACTATCAAGACTACCAATCAGGATGGATCAATGCGGTCTCTTAATGATATTCTTGCCGATTGTCGTGTGGCTTTCGGTCAGATGTCAGAATCCGAAAAGGCTGCCAACGCACAGGCACTTGTAGGCAAAAATGCAATGAGCGGTTTTCTTGCTTTGATGAACGCAGCACCCTCCGATATCGAAAAGCTGAATACGGCTATTACCAACTGTGATGGTAAAGCCGGAGATATGGCTGAAACCATGCAGAACAATCTTGAAGGGCAGATTACCATTCTCAAATCACAGCTTCAAGAATTAGCCATCTCTTTCGGTGATATCCTTATGCCTGCAATCAGGCAAATTGTTTCCTGGATACAGGGTCTTGTAGATAAGCTGAACGGTATGGATGAAGGAACAAAAAAGACCATCGTAACTATCGGTCTGATCGTGGCGGCGATAGGTCCCGCACTGATCGTTATTGGTAAGGTTATATCATCTGTGGGAACGATAATGACGCTTGTACCGAAAATATCCGGTGCGATAACTGCCGTTAAGGGTGCAATATCGGGACTGAATTTAGCCGGACTGCTTACAAACCCTATCGGTTTAGTCATTGCCGCTATTGCTGCACTCGTTGCAGCTTTCATTTATCTGTGGAATACTAATGAAGATTTCCGCAACGCTATGACGGAGATATGGAACGGCATTGTTGGGAAGTTTCAGGAGTTTTTTCAGGGTATCGTTGACAGGCTCAATGCACTCGGTTTCAACTTCAAAGACATCGGCGAAGTCATTATGGCAGTATGGGATGGACTGTGTTCCTTCCTTGCACCCGTTTTTGAAGGAGCATTTCAAACTATCAGTAATGTTCTCTCCTACACACTTGATACCATTACAGCCGTTCTTGATATATTTATCGGCATCTTTACCGGAAACTGGGAACAGGTCTGGGATGGTGTAAAAGGCTTTTTTGTGGCAACATGGAACTATGTAAGCGGATTCGTAACAAATATCCTGAATGTTATCAAAGGTATTTTTGATGTATTTTTAGGATGGTTCGGTACTTCATGGGATGAACTGTGGAGCGGAGCAAGTGGGTTTTTTGAAGGTGTCTGGAACGGCATCAGCAGCTTTTTCAGCGGAATACTTAACGGTATAAAGACCGCTGCTGAAACAGTCTGGAATGCAATATCTGCCTTTTTTACGACTATCTGGACTGCTATACAGAATACCTTTACAACTGTTATTACTGTGATACAGACCATTCTTTCTACAGCCTGGAATACAATCAAAACTGTCATTGAAACTATCTGGAATCTGATATCTGCTTATTTTACCACTGTCTGGAATATCATAAAAACGATTTTTACAACAGTTGTATCTGTGATACAGACAATCCTTTCCACTGCATGGAACACGATAAAATCTGTAATTGAAACAATCTGGAATCTGATATCGACTTATTTTACCACTGTGTGGAATATTATAAAAACTATTTTTACAACGGTGATAACTGCGATTCAGACTATCCTTACCACTGCATGGAATACAATTAAAACGGTTATACAGACAGTCTGGACTGTTATATCAACATTTTTTACGACCATATGGAATACCATAAAAACAACATTTACAACAGTCGTTACGGCAATACAGACCTTCCTGACTACTGCCTGGAACGCTATACAAACGGTGATAACAACCATAATGAACGCAATACATACCGTGATTTCTACTGTATGGAATACCATAAAAACCGTTATTACAACGATTATTACGGCAATTCAGACGTTCATCACCAATGCGTGGAACACGATAAAAAACACAGTATCGACTGTTGTTAATGCGATACAGACCGTTATTTCCACTGTATTCAATACGATAAAGACAGTGATTTCCAATATCATGAACGGCATCAGCAGTACGGTGTCAAGCATCTGGAACAATATAAAAAATACAGTTTCAAATGTTGTTGGTGGTATAAAGGATGCTGTTTCAAATGCCTTTAACAATATTTTATCCGGCATAAAAAATGCCATGTCCAATGTATATAATGCTGTGAAGGGCGGCTTTGATAATGTCAAAAACTTTATGGGCAACCTTGCATCAGAAGCGTTTAACTGGGGTAAGGATTTGATTTCCGGTATAGTAAACGGTATCAATAACTGTATCGGTTGGGTAACTGATGCTGCATCAAATGTCGGCAATGCGATCCGTTCTTTCCTTCACTTCTCTGTGCCGGACGAGGGTCCACTTACCGATTATGAAAGCTGGATGCCAGACTTCATGAAGGGGCTTGCAAAGGGTATAGAGAATAGTCGTGGGATGATAAAATCGGCTATGAAAAAAGTATCTGCCGATATGGTCGTCAGCCCTCACGCAGAAATCACAGCTGCTGCTTCAGATGGCGGTGTATCTCAGACTGACCTCACTGAACTGATAACTGCGATAAAAGGGGCTTTTCCTAAAGGCGGCACAATGGGTGGTAATGGTGATATCGTTATCCCGGTGTATGTCGGCGGCACTATGCTCGATGAAATTATAGTCAATGCACAGCAAAGAGCTAATCTGAGAAGCGGAGGAAGGTAGCATGGCATTTACTGAATATTTGAAAATTAACGGCGAATTACTGCCGTTTCCCGATTCTTATGACCTGTCGTTTTCCTCCGTGGAATCCGATTCCGGCGGCGAAACAGAAGCCGGGACAAGACAGCGTGATGTTGTGCGGCAGGGTGTTGTTGATATTTCCGTTTCCTTTACGGTAACGGCTGTGTGGCTGAAAAAGCTCACGGCATATTCAAAACAAAACAAGCTGACCGTGCAGTATTTTGATACGGACAGCTTGTCACTTAAGGAAACTGAAATGTATATAGACGGCTTCAAAGCAAAATTAGAACAGGATACGAGTTATAAGGGATTGTGGACTGTGGATTTTACTCTGAAAGAATACTAAGATTTTGAATTAGAAAGTAACTTAATGTGATTTGAATTTTCCTGCATATATATCTGGAATTGCATCGTTATATCTTGTTTCTATTTTTTCTAAGAACTGACACAATATATGACCAATGTTAATATGGGTGAGTTGATCGTTAGATACAATAGAAATATTATAAACATTTGAAAAGCCAGGTGGTAATATTGAGAATATTTTTATCAAATCATTATGTATATCATTTTTGATACGATTCCATAATTCGTCATGCATTTGTAAGTATGTTTTTTTGAAGTTTGATGTTAATTCATATGCTTCAATGTCTTCTTCATCATAGACTTTTCTTTTTATAAAATCATAAAATTTTGCATTAATTTTATTACCATTGCTCTTTTTATTGTCTAAAAAGAGTAATAATTCTTTAGAACAAATATAATAAGAGCTTTTCTCACTTATGAAGTCGAAAATACGCTTATTAATAGCAAACCCTCTATGAGCACTATAATTTCTTATTTCATCAACCAATCTATAAATTTGATTTTCTTGACTTCTAAGTATCCCCTCAATCCTCCAGCGTAATATCGAAAAGCAAAACTCCCGTGGCAGTTCAAAAAGCCATGGGAGTCATTCTAACGCACTCTATAGACTTGTTCAGACCAATTCAGACTTACCTGCAATAATCCGGCAGCGTATCAGACCATGGCAACAGGCTGTCCAACTGCTCATCTGTCGGTTCATTTCCGAGCTTAGGCAGCTCTGTAAGAAGATATGACAGGTATCCGAATACATTAAGTCCGTTAAGATTTGCCGATTCAATAATGCTGTAGCATCTTGCGCTGGCATCTGCACCTTTGTCTGTGTCTGAAAACAGCCAGTTTTTCCTTCCGATAACGAAAGGCTTGACCGCACGCTCTGCACGGTTGTTGGTAAGCTCTAATTTTTCATCAAGCAGAACATTGTTGAGCTGCGTTTTTTGATGTAAAGAATATGTTACTGCCTTTGCCAGATTTGAACCGCCTGACGCATAGATGCTTTCGATGTATTTCCAGTATTCATCAAGCAACGGTTTCAGAATTTCCGGTCTTTTTGGGGCTCGCTGATCTTCAGGCAGCTCCTTTAAACCCTCGTCTGCGGCAAATATTTTGCCGATCAGTGCGAGGGCTTTTTCTGCCCGTGTATCTTCGCCCTTAATGCCTTTGGGCAGGCAATCCGTAAACTTGCGTCTGGCATGAGCCCAGCAGCCGACTCTTACAGCATTAACAGCAAAATTGTAAGCCGGATTACCGTCAGTTTGCAAATAGCCGGAGTAGTCTCCGAGAATATCCTTTACCACCTGCCCGGATTTGGTAGCATGATAAAAGTACAAAGACATTTTATGCTCCGAATACTTGCCACTGCAGAACACCCACATCGTTGACCGCGAATCAACAGGCTTGCCGTCACGGTTCAGCACACGAAGGGGTGTTTCATCGGCATGAATGATGGGTTCTGCAAGCAGTATACTCTGCATCCGATCCCATAGCTTCTCAAACCACTGCGAGCTTTTGATTACCCAGTTGGCAAGTGTATTGCTGCCGATCTCGGCACCAAGCTCCTTCAGGTACTTTGATTGTCTTGTGAGAGGCATACCAAGCTGGTATTTCTGCTGCATAACATATGCAACAGTAGCCGGTGTTGCCATGCTGCCTTTCATCACAGAAACAGGTGCAGCAGCCTTGAAAATATTTGTATGTTCATCATCAGAACAATTCTTGCATTTATAGACTTTGCGGTAAATATCAACAACATACATCTGTGCCGGAATGATATTCAGCTCACTGCGTACAAATTCCTCACCAATGCAGGTAAGTTCACCGCCGCAGATCTCGCATTCAGCTTTTTCCATATCGCAGACCTGCTTGATATGCTGAAGATTCTCTGTTATCTCCGCTTTGGTGCGTTTCTTCCTTCTTTTATGTGCTGCAATGAAGGTTTCTTTTTCGGGCTCAGGAGCAGATGGGTCAGCTATTGTTTCAGCCTCATTGAAAAGTGTCAGCTGTGCATCATCAAAAAACTTACTCTTCTCGCTTGATCTTCCGAATATCTTTTTTCTGCTGTTGACAAGCATTTCCGTAAGGTTACTTATCTGTAATTCCTGCTTTTCTACTTTGGTTTTTAAATCAGAGACTTCGTTTTGGAGTTCTGCTTTTTCATCTTGTAGCTTTGAATTATTGTTTCGGAGCTTGCTGTTTTCTGTCTGTAACGCCCTGATATATGCTGCAATTTCAGGTGAAATATTATCAGGCATTTTCATATTTTCAGCACCTCCAAAACAAATTTCCGACACACTTATTATACCATAAATGTGCCGGAAAGTCCAGTTTTTATGCGGTTTTTTGAAGTGTTTTATTACATGATATCGGGCTTTCTTTTTGCCTTTTTTATTGCCTTTGGCTGCTCTATCGAAAGCCCTTGCATCAGCCATGTGTATTGCTCTGCTGTGATCTGTTCTGCCTCTGTTTTGTTTCTCGGCCACTGAAATCTGCCATTGTCAAGACGCTTGTAAAGCAGCAGAAAACCGTCACCTTCCCACAGCAATGCTTTTATCCTGTCGTATCTTCGTCCGCAAAACAGAAATACTGCTCCCGAACATACATCAAGCTTAAAATTCTGCTGAACGATACCTGCAAGTCCGTCAATACCCCTGCGAAGATCGGTGTATCCGCACACGATGTAATACGGTCCGCTTATTTCCTTTAACATGATCGCATCCCTCGAAGTATGGCTGTCATCAACTCAACTGATACTGTTGCAGGCAGATCGATATTTATTCCGTTTCCTGTAATATGTATTTTCTCGTCTGACTTTGCCGTATTCATATCTGACAGCATTTCGGTTTTACACTTCATCACAGGTACAATATCATGTTGGTCGGTTTCCTTAAGCATTTCCTCACGGATCACCTTCAGACGATAGTAAAATGTCTTTATCGATAGCCCCTGCATGACACACCAGTCATTTACCTTCATACCGCTTCGCTGATATTCCTCATACATTCGTTTCCAGTTCTCATGTCTGACGACTTGCTTTACCTCTGCTATTTTATCCATTCTGATCAACTCCATTTCCGGTCTATAGACTTATTCAGACCTGCTTGGAGTTATTTTACCATTTTCAGAGTTTTTTAGATAGTCACTGGAACATTGAGGGGATACACTTCTAAACCGCGTTTGTATTTCCTCAAACGGTTCTTTTATTTCCTTGCTTAAAGAACTCTTCCATAAATAGAATGCAGACAGCCAGTTTAAAAATTTACTATTGAGATGAATAAAATCAGTTCTGTCTGATACATTTGTAGCAGGAATATAATTGAGAAAATCAGTTAGATCATATTCTAACAGTATTCCATAATCTATGCAATTAGAATATATTTTAATTTTATTGATACAGTTGATGATTGAGTCAAGCGTTTTATTGTCAAAATCTACACCTATTATATTCTGATGACCAATTCTAAATTCTTCACAATAAAACATATAATTACCTCTTTTCTGATGTTGTGAATTTGATTATATCATAATTTTTTATTTTAAACAATATTCCATGTGAATGATTAGGAGGAAACCAATGTACCCTGTATCAGATAATTTCATAAAAGCTATCCAGAGCAACAGTAGAAGTTATTTCTGGACTGGTGAGATCACTACCAAACGAGGACAAAAATATCGGTTTGAAAATAAGGACATTGTTAAAGGCAGCGGATACATTACTCGTCAATGCTGCGGAAATACAGAGATAGAGCTTGGTACAGTTTATGCCGCTGAAATGGGTATATCTCTTTTCACCGATATTGACCGATATAGCTTGGAGGATGGCACGATAACGCTATCGTTTCACCTTGATGTTGGTGGTCATTTTGAAGAAATACCTATGGGAATTTTTGAGATAAGCGAAGCGAACAGGAGTATAAAAACTCTTGAAATAAAAGCCTATGACTGTATGCTGAATTTTGAGAAGAGCTTCAAAAATACGCTTTCTTCCGGTACTCCTTTTGACTTTTTCTCCCTTGCCTGTGAGAATTGCAGAGTGCCTTTCGCACACACCAGAGCAGATATTGAGGCAATGCCAAACGGCAAATACATCTATGGCATTTATGGAGAAAATGATATTGAAAGCTGGCGTGATCTGCTTTTCTATACTGCACAGGTGTTAGGTTGTTATTGTCAGATAAACCGTGATGGTAAACTGGAGCTACGAAAATACGGCGATAATCCTGTTCTTAGTATAACAGATCGGCAGAGGTTTTCAAGCAGCTTTTCTGACTTTATTACCCGATATACAGCAGTAAACTCCACCAATCAGAAAACGACTACTGCTGAGTATTATGCCCTCACTCCCGATGATGGACTGACAATGAATCTTGGTGTTAATCCTTTGTTACAGTTTGGACTGAGAGATACCCGAGAAAAAATAATACGCAACATCCTTAGTGACATTTCCAAAGTCAGATATGTGCCGTTTGATTCGGAAACGATCGGCAATCCGGCACTTGATATCGGAGATGTCATTTCTTTTTCAGGCGGTCACGCTGACGATACGCAGATAGCTGCTATTACCGGAATGACAGTAAAGATCAACGGTAAAACAACGCTGAAATGTGTCGGCAAAAATCCTCGGCTGTCACAGGCGAAAAGCAAGAACGATAAGAACATAGCCGGACTTCTGAACTCAGTAGAAGTTGGAAAAATAACCGTTCATTCGTATATGAATTCCTCACCCTTCACTGTTGGAGAAAATGATGCGGAGATAGTCAGTCTTGAATTTGCATCTCAGGATGATACCGATGCTGAGTTTCACGGCAGTATCCTTATTGATATTACTGCTGATGAGGTGCAGAAAACGGCAAGCGGTAAACTGAACGATCAGGATATTTCTGTTTCATGGAACGAAGACGGCAGGGCAACGCTTAAGGTTACTTATGTTATCAACGATAATGTCATAAATACCTATTACCCCATTGAAACCTGGCAAAGTGGAAAGCATATTCTGAATTTATATTATCCGATATCCAAACTGGATGCTAATGCCTACAATACTTTTAAGGTTCGCTTATCCGTGACAAACGGCTCCGGCTTTATTGACAGGATGCAGGCTCTCTGTACGATAAGCGGTCAGGGACTGAGTGCCGGAAATGTATGGGATGGTCGTCTGTCCTTTGAGGAGAAGTTTGTACCCGTTGCTGATGTCGGAAGTCTTTCTTTCCGTAAAGCTATTGATATTGTTGAGTCTTATACGGAAGTGCCTGAGTCGATAGGACTTGTGGATACCTTTACTCCTGCAAGGTTCGGACGCTTGACAGCACTCCGTTTTATTGCACAGCCGAAGATGAATCCTGTTGTTGTTACTGAAACAATAGAACCTGCTGACCGTGCAGAAATGACATTTAACCGTGAATATGTACGGTCTGAAACTACCTTTGACTTTCAGACGGACTATACCTTTACAAATTACGAAGTTATTATTGATGAGGGCAGGATGAGCAGAATAGAAATAAATACAGAGCAGTTTGCGAGAATTGACAGTCTGGAGGTGAAACGCAGTGGTGATATATGATTCTGTTCGTTCAATTATGAATACGACTGAAAACATGGAGCATCTGGTTGTAAATACACGATATGACGGAACTACTCTCCAATATCAGGGTGTGGACTGGTTTCAGTTTAATGGCAAGGTTATATCAAATATCTATGTCAGTGACAACAGCTTTATAGGTCTTGGCAACAGAACAGAGCATTTGCTTGTCTGCCGGAGAGATGCGTCATTGTATAACTTCTATCGTGAGGAAGGCAGTCTTTTCGGAACTATCCGATTTTTGAAACTTCGCTGGGAAGGCTATGCACAATACAATAACACAACTGAGGATGTCAGACTTGTATATGAATGGTTTTTCTTTGAAACTGGTGATATGTTCCTGAATTTGATTAAGGCTCCAAATGCTGCCGGATATCTTGGTATAAGCAGAATAAACGGCAGTATGAATCAGGATTTTACTGTTACAGTTACTCAACAGCAGTATATTTCGTTTTTTCATAAAGACAGCAGCGGCAAGAAATTTGATATAAGCTATTCTGTTATTGATTTCGCACCGCCTTTTGAGAGCAAATACCTTCTTGCGGACAAAGCAGGCAGGTTTTACAGACTGATGCACAATAAAGCGTTTGTTGACTCAATCGTTTTTAAGGGCGGTCAGTGTATCCGAACGGGACTTCTGCCCGGAAATGATATGAGGCTGTCGGTATCGTTCAAAACATCCACCTTTGGTAATACTGCGGTATTCGGAGCAAGAACCGATGAAAAGACAGATATGTTTGGCGTGTTCCTGACCGACAGTAAGCATATTACCTGCGTTTATGGCGGATTGAATATCACTGAGGAAGTAGATAATTACAAGGATATTCCGATTACATTGGAGCTGTCAAAGGACGGATTAAAGCGTGACGGTATCACTATTATGACATTTGACGATGCAGAGTTTACTTCATCATGCGAACTGATAATAGGAACGATGAATACGGCAGACCAACTTGACAGCCGATACTTTATGGGAGCTGTATACAGTATCGACCTGTGGCAGGGTGAAGAACAGCGTCTGCACCTTGTTCCATGTGTGGATGAACAGGTCAAGCCCTGTTTTTATAATATCTTATCAGACAGTACCTATCAGAACAGCGGATTTAATGAGTTTGAATTTGAGGATGAAAATCTGGGATATAATAAGTCTTCATATATTGAAGAAGTACCTGTAAGAAAACTGAATTCTGCTGCATTCCGGCAGTACGGCTTTAATGACTTTCCGAGAGATGTTATCTTTTCAAAGCTCCCCAATCCTGTTCTGTATCATTGGCAGAATACAGATATTGACCTGCCGCCGATCCGTGCTAAGCTGAAAGCAATACCTCCTGTGCAGCTTGTTTATTCAAATAACACAGAAATGAATGACAGCACTATTCTGGGTATTGAAAGCGTGGAGATAGATTCTGATGACAACACTTTATTCGCTTTTTCCTTTGACGGCGGCACTACATGGAAAGCATATACTGACGGGAGATGGGCTGTACTGTCGGAAGAAACAAGCGGTATGAATCGTGAATCGGTAAAGGTTGTCGGCACGGATGCATGGAATGAAGCGGCAGCGGACAGACAGTATAAAATACGATTTGCATTAAGAGAAGACGGCTTTGTAAACCGTATCACAGTACACTATCTGAATTGAGGGGTGATAACCATTGAAAGGGATAACTGAAATAGAACTGACTGATGTCCATACAGGCAAGGTCGAAAAATATAAGGAAACCAATCTCGTCACCAACGCTATGGCTGACTTTTTCAGCCACAATATCAACGGTATGCTTTTTACTATTGAGGGCAACACAAACGATCTGAACGGAAATATGCTGCCGCTTTGCAGAAACGCTATCGGTGGCATACTTCTTTTCTCCGACACCATTGAAGAAGATGCGAATAAATATTATGCACCCTCTGCTAACCCCTGTGTCGGTTACGCTTCTAATGATGTTAACGCAACAACGAATATCATGCGTGGCAGCATGAACCTGACCGAAACCAAAAATCTGGATAACGGATATAAATTCGTCTGGGATTTTACTACTTCACAAGCCAACGGCACAATATCTTGTGTAGCACTCACGCATAAATGGGCTGGAATAGCATATATGGGTGACGGATACAATGGCACAGGCTTTTTCTGGACAATGCGCTCACGCAGTGCTGGGAGCAGCGGACAAGCAAGAACAGCTTATATAAATGCCGTTGAGATAAATCCGGAAGAGAACTATTTCTGGACTATCGGCATCAACACGAGCAATGAACTGATTATTCAAAAAATCAGAATGAGTTTTACTGCTGTAGGTCTTAATGATACGATGCTTGGAACAAATTATGATGTGCTGTTTGAGATAAAGCTGAACCCCACAATGTTTGTTATGTCAAATCCGAGCAGCAATGAGGGTGCTTATGACTTCTTTGACGGAAAAGATGGTTATTGGTATGGATTCTGGGGTGGCGGAAATAAAAGCGGGAATGCGAGCATTACAAAAATAAAAATAAACAAGTCGGATTTTTCTTTCACAGAGGAGCGGATGATGCTCAATGGGGTGACTTGTCAGGCTGTCGGTTATCACGGCGGCTATAACACCAATCCGCAGAGGAATGTTCAGAGCGTTTTGCAGAACGGCTATCTGTATATGGTGTCATATGACAAAACAAAGGTCTACAAGATAAATATTGAAAATGCCGCAGATATAAAGGAAATACCTCTTGGTTCTGCAACGGCGTATAGCTGCAATGATGATTATTACCGCAGCGGTTCGATGTGGCTTTCAAATTTAGGGGACTGGATCGTTGGTTCTGATTTCAGAATAAACACAGAGGATAAAGTGTTTCGCAAGGCAAACAGTGCACCGTGGACTTATACAAGTACACCACTATTCCAATATGGTCCCTACTTGTTCAGCTTTGGCGGCTATTATGCAAATTCTACAAGGCAAAATTTATTCTTGTGGACACCGTACTTGGCAACTATTAATAATCTGGAAACATCAGTTATCAAAACAGCTGATAAAACTATGAAAATAACTTATACAATACAAGAAGAATAACTACGGAATCAGGCGGCAACCTTCGGGCGGCTGCTTTTTTCATACATTTTTTATCAAAAAGGAGCGTGATGCTTAATGAAGGAATTCTGGTACACGATACAGTTTATTCTCACTGTGTTGGGCGGTTGGCTGGGATATTTTCTCGGCGGCTGTGATGGGCTTTTGATTGCACTCGTGGTTTTTGCTGCCATCGACTATATCACAGGTCTGATGTGTGCAATCAGTGAAAAGAAGCTGAACAGTAAAATCGGCTTTAAGGGTATCTGCCGCAAGGTGCTGATTTTTACACTTGTTGGTGTGGCAAACATCATCGACGTGCAGGTTATCGGCACGGGCAGTGTACTCAGGACGGCAGTGATCTTCTTCTATTTATCGAATGAAGGTGTATCACTATTGGAAAACGCAGCTCATTTGGGACTTCCGATACCTAAGAAATTGAAGGATATTCTGGAACAGCTGCATGACAGGACAGACAAGGAGGAAGATAATAATGATCAAGGGAATTGATGTATCATCGTGGCAGGGCAATATTGACTTCGGCAAGGTTAAAGCAAGCGGCATTGACTTCGTTATTATTCGTGCCGGATATGGCAGAGAATCAAGGCAGAATGACAACTGCTTTGAGCTGAATTACAGGAATGCAAAAGCCGCAGGACTTGATGTAGGTGCGTATTGGTATTCGTACGCTGATTCAGCGGAAGATGCCGTAAAAGAGGCTAAGGCTTGTATGGAAGTAATCAAAGGGAAGAAGTTTGAATATCCCATTTACTTTGACCTTGAGGAGCAGAGCCAGTTTGCGAAAGGCAGAAACTTCTGTGACAGCGTTATCAAGGCATTCTGCGGAGAACTTGAAAAGAACGGCTATCTTGCCGGACTGTATTGCTCCACATATTATCTGAACAATTACATCTCAAATTCAGTAGCCGGAAAGTATGCACTGTGGGTCGCACAGTATAACTACCGCTGCACCTACACAGCGAACAAATACGGCATCTGGCAATATTCTTCCGAGGGCAGAATCAACGGTATCAGCGGAAATGTGGATATGGACTATTGCTACACGGATTATCCGAATATCGTCAAGAACGGGGGCTATAACGGGTATAAAAAGACTACTGCAAAGAAAACTACTGCAACCGAAAAGAAAACCACATCAACGGCGACCACAGTCAAAAAGAAAACGGTTGATGAGCTTGCCAAAGAGGTCATTGTCGGAAAGTGGGCAGCCGGAGATGAACGCAAGCAGAAGCTGACGGAGGCAGGTTATGATTACAGCAAGGTTCAAGCAAGAGTAAATGAGCTTATGGCAAAACCGACTCTCAAATCCGTGGACGAGATCGCAAAGGAAGTCATCCAGGGTAAATGGGGTAACGGTGACGAGCGTAAGCAGAAACTCACTTCTGCCGGATATGATTACGGCAAGGTGCAGGCAAGAGTTAATGAACTGATGAAAAATTGGTAAACACAAAAGCAGACACTCATCTTACTTGGGGTGAGTGTCTGCCGGATACTATTAATGGAGATGTGCTTTATGGAGAAAAAAGATATAATGAATAAATGCGTTTTGATTATAAATAGTGTCTGCTCAATGATCAAGCAATATAAAACCGTTTATTATCCAAACCTAACAACAGGATAATCGGATAAATAATTGCAAACAAAATAGCTCTTGCCAGATTGCTGATATTCATTGCAAGGATGGAAAGTGCAATAGATGACCGGGTCGTGATGTCAAGTTTTGTTGTAATCAATCCCATGCCAAAGCAGCGCTTAGCCAGACTGAACCCTCTCTCGACTTCAATACGATCCGTGTTATCCTGATGTGCAATTTTCTTTTCTTCGGAAGTGGGATTCTTTTTGGGACGTCCCAAAGCTTTTCCCGATATCCTTATCTTTCTGCTCTTGCAATAAGCTCTGTTTTTCTGATTCCGATAAATCTGATCAACAAGCACCCGTTGCGGATAGTGTCCAGTTCTTTTGCGATAGTTTTCTATCGCAGTAATCAAAACGTCTTGTTCGTTGTACGGATCAAATGACAGCTTTTCCAGACGCGCAATACCTCTTTCGTCAATGCTCATATCCAGCTTTGCACCGAATTCCACAGGAGCTTTTGCCTTTCCTCTTACGATAGGGCGGATATAGGGTTGAGAAATGCTGACGATACGATCTTTGACTTTGTGTGTTTTGTTGTCATACATATATTTCTGCTGTTTGTAAAGCTCCTTGATCACACATAAACGCGTAAACTGTTTTTCATTCAGAACAACATTGTTATACAGGACAAACATATCGATATAACCAAGATCACGGCTGATAAACCGAAGCTGCTGACCGATAGCTTTACGAATTCTTTTGCTGGTTCTCTTTCTGCATTTTGCTAAAGCCAGATACGCTTCCCTTGCTTTTTCACGGTACATACGGGGCTTGTAAAAATTGTATTCATCGCATATCTGATCGATCATTGCTTCAAGATTTTCTCTTGCTTCATTCAGCAGACTAATGTCCTGCGGAAAGGCAATATTCTGCGGTGCACAGGTTGCATCAAGAATCAGAGTTCCTGCGTTTTCAGGTTCAGAAGCTGCATCTGTATTGCTTTCATTACTTGTGTCATCAGCAGAGTTGCCGCCGCCATTTGAATCATCGTCCGACGAATCGTCAGAACTATTGTATGCAGCGATCATTTCATTGATCTCGGCTAAAATATTTTCATCCAGACGCTTGCGGAATTCAACAAGCAATGACGGCACAAAAGGAGCTTTATATTCATATCCGGGAAGTCCGATGAAATACTGATAGTACGGATTTTCTTTGATCTGTTCAACCAATTCACGGTCTGAATAGCCGTATTCTTTTTGTATCAGCAAAGAACCCAACGCAGTCTGCAACGGCTTTGCAGGCATCCCGACTTCACTCGGAAACAGTCCCGCATACCGTTCTTCTATTTTATTCCATGGAATCATTGCAGCTTTCTTTACCCATCTGTTTTCAGGGTTCATTTCCATTCCCATTGGCTGATTAAAGTCACTCAGACTATATTGATGATACCTATCAAATTTGTACATCTTCGTTTTCCCTCCAAGTGCAAGCTTTTTTCTTTGTTTCTGTATTTTTCCTTGCACTTATTATACCATATTTCACTCTAAAACTCTACTGTTTATCGGTATTTCAAATCTCTTCGGGAGAAAAAAGCAGACACTAAATAAGTGTTAGGTGATCTCGTGAAAATAAATTTTTTTGGTTAGAGATGGGATTTTTTTATTCCAATTCCATTAAGGTATTATCTTTAAGATAATCGATACAATTCTTGTCTATCATATCCGAATTGTTTTTAAGATAATCTGCGATAAAAGGTGCAACCCAATATTCTGAACCTTTAGGAGGAATCGAATTACATTCAAGATAATCAATATAATCTGTTGACATGATCAACACCGGTGAACATAGTGTAAGCAAAAAGAAAAATGCAACAGTAATATATCTCATATCTTTTAGTAATGTACTCATAGGCTTTTGTAAATCGTTCTGTTCATACGCATTAATATTTCTATTATAATATAAGATACCATTACTGTGAACATAGTTATTTAACCTTGTGCCTATTTTGTCAAAATAAGACTGCAGCTTATATTTTTTTACTGCTTCTATAATATTTGATGATTGACCAATATCTTTCAAAACTGTTGAAATATTCAAATTACTAAGATTGTTGTTTATCCAGTTATCTATATTTTTTTCCATTTCAGCGATCTTCATTTTATTACTCTCGTTTTTAATACTAGTGTCGTAAACAACAATATAGAGATAAAAGAATAAATCATCCCTATATTTTCGCAAAAGAGTATTGGCATCAGCTAAACACCCTGACCTGCAACATGAAATTATATTTCCAACTGTAAGCTCAACGGATGTGGAAATCATTTGTAAAGAAAAATATTTATTTTTACAGAGAGAATAGTCTCTGCCAAATGTCAGAAAACCAAAATCACTTAGTAGTTTTTCAACTATCTCCATTTCATGAATAATCGATTGACACGCATTGTCATGTGAAATTATTTTTTGATTAATTTGGTTTATTTTCAAATCATAATTCTCTGAATGATTCAAATATCATCACTCCAATTATTGTTCCTGTATATAACAAATATGGCTATATAAAACCAAATCCGTTACCATTCGTCCAAGTTTAATTTTACATATTATATCACACCTACGATGAATTTTCAAACATATTAAGTGTAAATTCGAGTATGTTCAGAGAAAACCTCTTGTGTTTTGTACACTTTTGTGATATGATACTATAGTAGAGCTTTGAAACAGGCTTTTTTATATTTAAGGAAGGGAGATTCCGATGGAAGTAAGTTACAAAAAATTATGGAAGCTTCTGATAGATAAGGATATGAAAAAGAAGGATTTACTTGCTGCTGCTGGAATCAGCTGGACATCCGTTACGAAACTATCCAAGGGTGAAACCGTAAGCATGGAAGTGCTCATGAAAATTTGCAAAGCGTTAGATTGCAATATAGGAGACATTATGGATCTTGTACTAACAGAAGGAGAAGTAGCCAGTGAGCAACAGTGAAGAAATCATCAGTCTTGCAAACCCGCACACAATAAAGAAGTTCGAGTTGATTGAAAAGTATGTTGAGGCATGGGCTCATATTCTCCTATTGAATCCGTACTGCAAGGGGCTCGTATTTATTGATTGCATGTCTAACAGCGGAGAATATGTTGACGATGACGGGAATCAGGTCTTTGGGACACCGGTGCGAGTAGCAAAGTATCTCCGTCAGGTTGCCGGACAGTATTTTGGAAAGCAGATCGACTTGTATTTTAGCGACTTATCCGCCAAAAAAACCTCTCATCTTAATAACCTTTTGCCGAGTGATACAGCTAATTTTCATTGTCATGTTACTACCGAGGACGGCAATGAACTCGCCAAGCGGATCGGCAAATCAATGGTAAATGGGAAACACTATCTGCTTATATACGATCCATTCCAAGCAACTATCGACTGGAATGCACTTTTTCCGTATATCAATAATTGGTGTGAGATAATCATTAACCACATGGTATCTGATTCGATGCGAGCTGTGAAAATGGTAAAGAAGGATGCAGCGAGAAACAAGTATGAGCAGACCTACCTGACCGAGTTGGAAAACCTCATTCCTTATGGAAGTGATAAAACTGCGTATGAAAAGCGCATCGAGGAAATTATAAAGGCTCTTCGACGGAACACAAACCGGAAGTATTATATTGCCGCTTTCCCGTTTTTCAACGAGAAAAATGCCATCATGTATGATTTAATCCACTGCACGAGTAATCTGAAAGGTTTTCAGCTATATAAAAAGAGCGCATGGCAGACCTTCGGAGGAAAGTCATCGACAAAGAACACTCACGGTAACGAGAATCAGATCATGCTTGATTTTGAGGGAAATGGCTTCCTAAAAACAGCGACCGACGAGTTTTGTTATTATATAAAAGACATCGCGGAGTACCTGCAAACTCGGTTCGATGGGCAGACTGATGTTCCGCTTGATGATTTATGGGCTGTCCTTGATGAACACCCTGTTTTTCCGTCAGATGGATTTAGAAACGATATTAAGAAAGAGCTAAAGCAAAACTACAATGCTTCGATATCACGAGGCAAAATAAGTTTTGTGCGTAGAGGTGCAGTATGAAAAAGGTTAAGGGTTACATTGAAAGGAAAACTATGCTCTACAAAACTGGCGTAGAGTATGGTGACTATACAATGAATCATATTCAGGGCTGCGCTCACGGTTGTAAGTATCCATGCTACGCTTTCATGATGAAAAAACGCTTCGGTCAGGTCAAGTCCTATGATGAGTGGCTGGAACCTTATCTGGTTTCAAATACACTCGACCTGCTGGACAAGGAAATACCGAGGCTGAAGGATAAAATAGAGTCAGTGCAGCTTTGCTTTTCGACGGACCCGTTTATGTACCAATATTCGGAGATTCAGGAAATAAGTATCGCAGCAATTAGGAAACTAAATGCAGCTGGAATTAAGTGCTCCGTTCTTACAAAGGGTATCCTACCTGCGGAACTGACTGAACTATCGAAAGATAACGAATATGGCATTACGCTTGTATCGCTTGCGGAAAGCTTCCGGGAAAAGATGGAACCTGGAGCTGCACCGTTGAAAAAGCGTCTTGCTGCACTTAAGGCACTCCATGACGCTGGCTGTAAGACATGGGTAAGCATTGAGCCCTATCCGACACCTAACATCATAGAACAGGATTTAAAAAAGGTTCTGGACGCCGTTGGCTTCGTCGATAAGATCATCTTTGGAAGGATGAACTATAGCACTGAAGTGACTGCGTATAAGTCACACAAAGAGTTCTTTAATGACTGCGCTGAAGAAGCAATAAAGTATTGTGATGCGCACGGTATTGCATACTACATTAAAGATGGAACGATAACGGACTAATTACCGACAACGAGTATAACCTGCTGCGAAATCAGCAGGCTGTATCTCTCTACCGGAGAAGGAGCTAAAAGATGAAAGCAGATCCATTGAGCTTGTTTGAGGAGTTCATAAAGGGCGCAATTGGCTCTCAATATGTAATTCCTGTTTATCAAAGAAATTACACATGGAAAAAGTACAAGCAGGTTCAGCAGCTTTTGGAAGATATCAAAAAAATACTAAATCACGAAACCTCAAGGCATTTTCTTGGTTCAATTGTATATGTGATTACTAAAACTGACTTTATCGTAAGAGAGCGCGAGGTTGTTGACGGACAGCAGCGCCTTGTTACGATGTTCTTAATGACATATGCTCTTAAAGAAATAGCATCGGATAATGGCGACACTCAGATTAGCGATTATCTTGTGCATAATTATCTTGAGAACAATGAAACCGGTGAGTACAAGTACCGTCTTCGTCCCTCTGTATCTGATGACGATGCTTATGAATATATTGCTACTAATCGGGTATCCGAATACGAAGGCAACTCGTTAATAATGGATAATTACAAGTACATCAAGTCTGTACTGGCGGGTCTTGTGGCATCACACACATTGATGGAAGTAATAAACGCTATCCGCAATCTTTACATTGTTCGTATTGAGCTTGAATCAGGCGACGACGCTCAACAGATATTTGAAAGCATAAACTCCACTGGCGAGAAACTTACTCCTGCAGATTTGATTCGTAATTTTATCATGATGAATCGAAACAATGCGGATCAAGAACATATTTATCATTCTTATTGGCTTAAACTTGAAAAAATCTTCCCAGAATCGAAAAAGCTTTCCGAGTTTTTCAGGTTTTTCCTTGCTTCAAAGAACTATGTGCTGGTGACAGAAAAAGATTTGTATGAGGCTTTCAAGCAATATTGGAAAGAGAAAAACACAGATGGTTCTGATTTAATACTTGAAGATTTGCTTAATTATGCCCGCCATTTTGAGCGGCTTTACTTCTCCAAAAAACAGGACGAGCTTGGAGAGAACATTGGCGACTTCAGGCGAATGCAGTCTTACATGCCCGCACCCTTTGTTATGCGCATTTTGGAGCATTATCGTGTTGGAGAAATTGACAAAGACCAGACGAGTTCTATTATCAAGTTAATTAACACCTTCCTTGTTCGTCGTTATATCAATGATCAAGATACAAGCGCGATTTCACGGTTTTTCCCCGGATATCTGCGCAATGTGGAGTCTCAGGTTGCGATTCGTTCCTTCAAGGATATGTATGATATTTGCGTTTATTATCTGGTTAACGAAAATAAAGGAAAAGCCGCATATATGCCCGATGATTCGCAAACAAGAACCTTCCTTACGACTGCAAATGCATATGCTCTTTCTAACATAAGATGGATACTCGACAAGATTGAACTCACAGGAAATCCAATAGGTATTGATTTGAGTAGTTTAAGCATAGAGCACATTATGCCTCAGACAATAAATGACTATTGGGCAGGTATTTCCGGGCTGGACGAGGATCATTATACCAGCGTAGTTAATCGCATCGGTAATCTTACACTTGCCGCTGCAAGTGATAACAGCAAAATGGGAAATAATGACTTTGCTTACAAGAAGACTGTTTTAGCATCAACAAAACACCTGAAGTTAAATGCTGATATTTACACAAAAGATAGCTGGACCGTCAAGGATATCGAGGATAGAACGCAGTTCTTGATAGACCAAATAATAGCGCTATTCCCATATGTTCAAAGCACTTACAAAGAGGCAAAAGAGTGCGCCAATCGCCATATAACTTTAAACGTTGGGAGTTTGATGGCACTCGGATATTTGAATGAGGATAACTCGTTAACCGTTTTTGCCGGGAGCGAAGTCCGATATTCTACAAGTCCTAATGCAGGAAGCTTGAAAGAGCTCAGAGACGAACTGCTGGATCAAGAAATCGTCGAATACAATGGTGGGCGCTATATATTTGCACAGGATTATACATTCAATTCGCCCAGCACAGCAACGGATTTTCTTCTTGGAGGATCAAATAATGGCTGGAATTACTGGAAGGTTGAGACGGGACAGACTATTAATGATGCTTTGAGAAAGTAATTGGTAAATGCTATGAAGTTTTTTGAAGGGTATTCTGACGGCATTTTTGAAATGTCAGAAGATTGGTTAGTTGAATGCATTTTATGTGGCCAGCAGCACAGAATTGATCGCAGATCTTTGCATATCTCTGTTATGGAACAAGGTAATGTGGTTGAGCACTATTTCTGGACAGAACTCACCTGTAAAGGCTGTGGGGAAAGATTATTTGTCCGCACAAAAGTCTATAGCAACAAAAACGGAGGTTTTATTAGAGAAGATCATGAATGCGATGATGTTGATTATATACAACCACCAGTAATTCGTGATGCACGCCGACAGAGTTGTTCGTTAATGAATTACAGTAAGCGACTAAATTATGGAATCAATAGAGAAAGATTTAAGGGAGGAATAAGAATGGATAATTTATGGCTTCTCACGGAGGAAAGGCCCAAACCGTCTGTAGTTAATCAAATCGTTGACATGTACTGTAGGGATTTTGACGATAGAATCACTGTACATAACGAGATTAAGATCAAGCCCATCATCGTCGATGGTTTTTTCAAGTTCGTTTATAAAGTTGAGGGGCTTGCAGTAGCCGGTGCTGCTGATATCTTCATAAAAACGGTTAGCGGTAGTTCCAGCTTCCTTGATTTTCTGCTTTTTAAGCAAGAAAATGCACCTACAGAGGGTAGTAATGAAGACAACCTAATAATGGCAATTGAGGAGACGAAAACGAGCGATGACGAATCACGGAATACGGGTGTCTATCAAAGGGGATCAAAGTTTGTATATATAGCTCCGTACTACCAGAACGTGAAGCTGTATATGCTCTACAATGAGGAGCTCGAAGCTCGTGAAGAAAAGAAACCGTCAGATACGAGCGTGTTCGGTACAAATATTCTTCTCACACTTGGAGTTACGATAGTTGGAAAAGATATTTCTCGCTGGTTTAGTCCGTTTAGAACCCTTGATGAATTGATCCATTTCAAGGCAGGAATGAGGAAACCGCCCGCTGGGAACGTGCCAATTACGATAACGAAGTATGCTGACCGAATTGAAGTATCTGGTAGGTTAGCAAAACCGGCAGATGCTGGAAACATTGGGCATGATCCTAATATTGGTGCTCTTTCAATGATATCAGCATGTATTCGCAAGCTTGGATGGGATAAGGATATTGTTATAACTCTTCACGGTGTTACGCAATCCTATGTTGATCATACAAGAGGCAAGAATAAGTTCCTATACATCTGCAGTATTCTTGGCATGCGCCTCGACGGAATCAGAATGCCAAGCCACGTTGTTTTGCCAGAACTATATTGGCATTATGAGAAGAGATCTGAAAAGATGGCAGATATTCTTCTTCATGTGCAGACGATGTATCATGGTATGTATTGTGTCTATGAAAACCATGCCGGGTGCGAACGTGGCTATTTCAGAACTAAGAGCGGTCGTCTTGTTACCCTGCCCAAAAAGGACCGTAATGGAGTAAATCTTTACTTACCAGATGTGGTCCTTTACGACGAAGATACAAATTTCATTCTTCTTGTTGAGGGCAAAATGCTTTCAACACTTCAGCAGGGTATTGAAGAAATAGAAAACTACGACAGCATTGAGCAGGAGTACATCTATCCAGTATACGGAAATGTTACAATTATGCGTTGTGTTAGTATTTTCGGGGGAAACTGTGCGTCTATTCCTCATGAAAAAGTCCTCTTTTATCTTGCGGATAACGGTCGCATCATAATCAACAAAAATGCTCCGCAGTGTATAAGGAGATGTTTTGCAGAAACTGGTGTGAGGATTTGATTATTCGAGAGAACTATGTGATAACCGGGAGTCTTTATGATGAGGCTGTTTCTTATGCAAGAAAAGCAAGAGCTTTCACCTCAAACAGGCACGACTTCCATCCCGGAGGCCTTAGTAACAAGGAAAAGAAGATGTTTGAGGGTAAGCTTGGAGAAAAGGCTATTAAGCTTCTTTTGACCGATAATCACATTAACTTTATTGAGGATACTTCATCATATGATGAACGAGATGAGTTTGACTTTTTGCTTGTGAATGAAAACGAACAGCTAAAAGTAGATGTAAAAACTCGTACAGAGGATTTTCATATACGCACTTTAGAAATGGTCGAACAGGCCGAAACTCATCCCAAAGACATCTATATTTCTGTCAGATTGTTTCGTGAGAGTAATACGGTTGTAATTCTTGGGTGGTTTTCATATAAAGACATGATTCGGAAAGGACAAATAGAAAACCAAGGATATCTTGATAACTATGTCATGTATGACAGTGATTTACGCCCAATACTCGACTTGGAAAAATATGTACTGAACAGATTCAAAAAGGAGAAGTGAGGGATCACTTCTCCTTTCTGAATACTAAGATGTACTGATGGATTTGATTGGCAACGAAACTGAATGGATAACCATACGGGTATAGTTTGGTGGATTCATCTGCCCAAATTTTCATGCCCTTGTAATATATGTTCGGTATTTTGTTCAGCTCATTAACAACCTCTGCATGCAGCAAATTTGGCTCCTTTTTGCTCGGCTGTAGGTCCTTGATAAAGAGCACTACATAGCCACGAAACTTGATGTAAGGAAGAGCTAATTCCACCGACTCTCGTAACTTTGACAAGAATATCGGCCTCTCCATGTTACCAAGATCCTTCTCGGAATCAGAAAAAGGTGTTGCAGTTTTTCCGTAAACTGCAATATCAGCTCCTGTTTTCTTCTTGCTCATCATATTTGAATACGGCGGATCAAACAAAAGAAGACTGATTTCTTTTCCGGACATTAAGGAAGTCATTTTTTCTTCATTGCGAAGTATTGTTAAACAATCACCACATTCTGTAGTGAAGTCTTCCAAACCAAGTTCTGCTGCAGCCGCATGATAGGCTGTAAGGTAATCTTGATTCAAATCTATTCCTATGGCTGTCCTGTTGCACAAAGCTGCACCAAGAAGCGTGCCACCTACGCCCATAAATGAGTCAAAGACGAGTTCATTTTCTTTTGTAAAAAACTGAATTAGGTCACGCATAAGCTGTGGCGGTTTGGGCGTAGGATGTATTTTTCTTATGTGATGGGCATATGCTTCTTTTCCACTGGTAGGATAATGCGTGGAAAAAACGGAGTTAATAAAAAATGTCCACTCTCTTCCGGTCAAATCATTAAGATGGTTATCAAGGTGATATTTTCGGCCGTCCGGAAGTATTATCCCTTTTTTGCTGTTACCATATACACGAGCAACTTCTATGTTTTCAACTACCCATGAAGGAAGTTTGCTTAAATCATAATTTGGATGTACTACAAGGAATGGTTCGGATTCAGAATACAGCTTTTCTTTTACAGCATCAAGGTCATCTGTTCGCATCTGGGCTCCTCCCACTCATAGTTTGTAATCAACACTTCAACTGTTTTGGTTCCCCGGTCCTTAAAGTGATAGCTACAATTTGCGTAAGTCTTGTCAATGTATAAAACATTGTACTTTTTGCTCCATTCTATAAGCACATCGTTTGTTTGGCTCTTGTGGGCGAAAACATTGGAAAGGGCAAAGAGGACGCCCTGCTCGTTTAGTTTATCTAATAGAGATAGAAGATCTATGTCTTCTATCTCTGTCCAATCTTTAAAACCACGCTTCCCGTCATTATAGGAACCTGTCGTGATTAGGTACGGTGGATCGCAATAAACTACATCTCCCGTGGATAAATGAGAGAAATCGAAGTCACGAAAATCTCCTGTCGAAAGAATAATGTTCTTTTTGTGCAGCGCATTACAAAACAGGATTAGGTTTCGTTCTATCGACTCATTAAAAGAGCTCCGTTCTTTTCCAAATGGAGTATTGAATTCGTGTTTGCTATTAAACCGGATTTGATGGTTGAAGGAGTAGCATGTCAAAACAAACAGATCTAACAAGGATTTTGATCTGTTGTATTCGGCTCTTAAAGCGTTATAGCCGTCAGCATTTGTCTGAGAAAGACCATATAAAGCGATCCGATCTTTTATTGACTCCAATAACGATTCAGTGGGGTTGTCTTGAAACAACCTATACAGCTCTATCAAATAAGTGATTTGATCGTTCGCATAGATGTTAGTTGCTTGAACATTTATTCCAACATTTAGCCCACCAGCAAAAAGATCAACGAAGTTATTCATCTCTGATGGAAAGCTCGGAATAATGTGCTCAAGTATTTTGTATTTCCCGCCCGTATAATTCATTGGGCTCTTGATATAGTCAGGCATTGTTACACCTCTTTCTGGATATAGACCAACATTTCTTTGAGTTCTTCTGTTTTGGTGACAATATTTTTACTCTTAAATCGCCGATATGGTATGTAATTAACCTCGAATGTAGAGGCGACACCGTGTTTTTTCATTGTCGCTTCGATCTCATCTAATGTCATAATTCCATCGGTATTGTAGCTCAAGATAATGTGTTTGAACCTTGCATTTTCAAGCAAAGCATCAAATGCGTTGACAACAGTTTTCTTTGAGCAGAAATCGGAACGCTGAAGCTTGTATGGCCTTTGCCCGGTAACACCATGCAATGTGGGGAAATCATATTTTGCAGCTGTTTCCAAGACATGATAGTTTGGAAGATACTGCCTTTCATTATAGGGAGGATCAATATAAAGGATATCACCAGAAATGTGCTGTAATAGCTTTGCACCATCTTCGTTATATGACCTGTTGCTCAAGCCGTTATTAACAACAGGTAGATCGATTAAAACAAAGAGCTTATTTGATCTGACGTCCCATTTTTTATTAAATGCGCCATAAGTACCTGCTATATTAGATACAAAAGGTGCTCCTTCGACGACACATGCAACAAGATAGAAATACTCATCGGTAGATAAAAAACCGGCGTTGTTCCAGTCTTCTATTGTGTTACGAGCAAAATCTATTCTCAAGGCATTAGAATCTGTTATATACATTCGCCCGCCGGTCGGAGCATAATTGTTTTGAAAGAATCTCCTTTCAATAGGTAAGGATTCCATGCATTCTGTGCTCATTTCATTAAAATATGAAATGGGATCAAGTATGCCAAGAGCCTTCGTAAGCCGTTCAAAAGTCGGTTTGCTGGGATTCTCAATAGTTGCCCTCTGTAGGCAATAGGAGAAGTACAGAAGGTCGTTTGAATACACTTCGTACCATTGCTTGAAAAATCTTGCTACTGAAGCTGTACCTGAAAAGATATCACAGAAGGAATTAGCTCCCGCAGCATGCTTATCTACTACCTCTTTAATATTCTCTAACAGTTGCGTTTTGTTTCCAATAAATCGCATTGTTCACTTTTCCTCCGGATCGTTATTTAGCCTAAGTATTAGCTCTTTATTCTTGGTGTCAAGGTAAACATCAAATTTACTGACACCTTTCTTAGCTCCAAGGTTGGCTAAAATGGATTTAGGGAGCCTAATCCTCATGTCCTGCTGAAGAACATATGTATCCAAATAAATAATAGCGTTATCCATCGTAGACCTCCTTTTAGTCTGAATACAGACTAATTATAGCACAAAAGCAGTCCGAAATCAAGCGCCCACAGAGAATACTGTTTCCTTATTCAGGCGATAGTTTATGAAAATATTAAGTTTCATAAGCGTTATAAGTTTTTGTTGTATTTTGTCAAAGCGCTAAATCCCGGTTGTGGCGGTAACAATTTTGGTATTGAGACATGATTACAGTCAGCGATTTCCGTCAGAAGAGGCTGGAATAATATCCTGGAGGTTAGATTAATTTTAAGTTAGAAGTGAAGATTAAGAAGTGTCTGTTTTTTTTACCGTAAAATCCATGAAATACTGATAAATAGTAGAATTTCAGGGTGAAACATATTATAATAAGAGCATAGGAAAATGCTGAAATATAGTAAAAAGCTTGCACTTGGATGGAAAACAAAGATTGGGTAGGTATCATCAATATAGTCCTTCACTTACCCATTGGGAATGGAAATGAACCCCGAAAACAGATGGGGAAAAAGTACTCATGATATAATTGGACGAAATAGAAGATCACTATGCAAGATTGTTTCCGAGTGAAGTCAAAATGCCTGCAATACACTTGCAGACCACTTTTTTTACTGATACAAAAAGAGGCTGTTTAGACCATGAACTGGTTGAACAGATTTAAGGCAACACCGCATATATCAAGAAAAATAAAGAATCCAAATAAAAGCACCCAGCAAATATGCCGAGTATGATAGAAGTATCCTGCTTTTTGTTCACAAGGTAAACCAAATCAGACCGACAGAGTTTTTCTGTCAGCCAGATAAAGGTTCGCCAGTGCGAACATGATATAGCTTTTAAGCATCTGTTTTCGCAGCCCTCGGTATCGCGTTTTCCGATAACCGAAAAGTCTTTTTACTACTGCAAAAACATGTTCGACTTTGCAGCGAACGGATGATTTTTCATGCTCTCTCTTTTTCGCTGCATACTGTCCGCTTTTTGAGAGCTTTTTGATAGATGACCGCTTTCTGTTGATAAGATACTTGATTTTCTTGCCGTTCCTATTTTTCTTGATTGCTTCAGGACGCTTATCTGCACCAATATACCCGCTATCGCCGTTCAGGGTTTCTTCTTCACCGTGCATCAATTCACTTGTTGCTGTTACATCATGTTCATTTGCAGATGTTGTTTTTACATGATGAACCAGTCCGCTGTCACGGTCAACACCAATGTGCATTTTGTAGCCAAAGTGCCATGTATTCCCCTTTTTCGCGGAGTGTGCGTCTGGATCTCGTTCCTTTTTCTTATTCTTAGTTGATGATGGAGCTTCGATAAATGTTGAATCTACAATCGTTCCCTTTTTCAGAAGCAAGCCTCTTTTCAACAGCAGATCGACTACTGTTGAAAAGATTGTTTGCTGTAATCCATGTTTATTCAACAGATTTCTGAAACGTCCGATCGTATCTCCGGCGGGCACTTCATCCGGTGAGTTGATACAGCAAAACTCTGTAAATGCACGACTGTCAAGAATCTCATACATTACCTTCATATCTGCAAGATCGTATAGATTCTGGAGCATATATATTCTCAGCATCAATTCCAGTGGGTAAGGTTTATTGCCGCGCTCGCCTTTGTAATAGTACGGCTCTATTTCTTTTACGAATGTGTCCCACGGAATTATGCTATCCATTTTATTCAGAAAATCTTTTTTGTTGGTTCTGGCTGCACAAAACTCATCATTCATTTCTGCCAGTGTCATCTGTCTGTTCATGATTATATTATATCATATTTTCTGTGACTTCGCAATTATGCGGTGTTGCCTTAAAAAAACACATTATCAGTACTTCATTGGACTTCCCGGATATGAATATAAAGCACCTTTTACACCGTCACTGCTTGTTGAATTCCGCAGGTGTCTTAACGAAAAAGTTTTAGCCGAGAGCAATTAAATCGGCTGGATATGTTCCCCCGAACGCCGACATTCATATCGAGGTATCGTGCCATGTTGAGACAGTGGTATTGATGTCACGCCCTATGACCGAGCACGAAAAATACGGAGAATACTTCATGAATAGAAGCGTTTCAGACATCATGAGCGAGTACAGCGAGCAGCATGATGAATGGCATTGACGACTGTGGGAACATATCAAGCGATTTTTGCGGAGAGTTGAGTGTTCTGTTTAGATGTCAGGGTGTTGTGGCTGTGGTTTGGATGTCATGGCGAAGAGTAGACAGAGAATGTCAAAACATCATATCGTCCATGTCCAGAGATTCGCTGTTTGTGGTAAAGACAAATGATTGAAGTTTTGCTATAGTTTTCTCAGGAGGTGAATCACATGGATCAGATACAAATAGGAAAATTTATAGCGAAGCTCCGGAAGGAACAAGGACTCACACAGGAGCAGCTTGGAGAGAAAATTGGAGTGACAAATAAAACAGTCTCACGATGGGAAACGGGAGTCTATCTGCCGCCTGCGGATGCGATGTTGGCTTTGGGAGAACTTTTTAATGTTAGTGTTAATGAGATTCTTAGTGGGAAGCGACTAACCGATGCAGAATACAAAAAGGCAGCTGAAGAAAATCTGACGCAGGCAATCAAAGTCAGCATCTTCTCGTCGAAGGATAAAATAGAGTTCTTTAAGAAGAAGTGGCTGAAAGAGCATATCGCCATTATGTTATTTATCGGAATTTGTATCATGGTTGTTCTTGTAGTTGGTATAATAATTAAAAATATTATACTGGTTTCAATTACTCCGATGCTTATTCTCGTTGCGCATGCATGGAGAAACAATACTATGATGGCATATGTTGAGCATCATGTCTATGATGAAACGGGAAATTGACACACAAAGGATCCTCATCGATGATACTGTGCCGATGGTGAGGAGCCTTTATCTGCTGTTTGTCTTTGAAAAAAAGGGAAAATGGCAGAAATAAATCCTAAAGCGGTTTAATATCTGATGATACACAGTGACATTATTTCTACTGTATCTGTTTAAAGTACAAATATCAAAAAATTACAATACACAATATGCATGAATATACTATTAAAGCAGTTTAGCTTTATTGGTTGGACAGTTTTTATTATGCTTAATGAAATTGATAAAAATTGATAAATGTAGTGAAAAAAGTCGTGTCGAATGATTTACTATTTGTTTAATATATGCTAAAATTATATGAAGTATATCTATGATATGTACTTATGAACCTTTATTGATGGGAGCGTGTACTATGAGTAAACCAAGTAACGGAAAGAATCTTTTCAACGAGATGACTCGCGTTCAGATGCCTGCACTTGTTCATCTGACAAGGCTCGGTTATTCTTACTATGGCAGATTATTCGAGGATATGGCTGATAAAGTATATGATCCCGATACAAATATATTGAAAGATGTTTTTGTAGCACAGTTTAAGAAACTTAATCCCAATCACGAGGGCGAGGCGGAGCAAACTTTAAAAGCAATCAGACAAGAGCTTGATAACGACGATCTTGGTAAGAGCTTTTATTCACGCCTGACAACGACTTCTCCTGTTCGTCTGATAGATTTTGAAAATCCCCATAATAATGTATTCCATTGTACTGCGGAGTTCACTTGTAAGAACGGTCAAGATGAATTCCGTCCGGATATTACGCTATTTGTGAACGGTCTGCCATTGGTATTCATTGAAGTCAAAAAGCCGAACAATCATGGCGGTATGGTCGCTGAGAGTGACCGTATGAACAGAAAGCGTTTTCCAAATAAGAAGTTTCGCAGATTTATCAATATCACACAACTTATGATATTTTCCAATAATATGGAGTATGATGCCGAGGGTGGTATTGTGCCAATTCAGGGTGCGTTCTACTGTACGGCAGCAAAAAAGAGTGCGCCGTTTAACTGTTTTCGTGAGGAAAATTCTTTAAATGAAGATATTGCCCCATACATTAAGAACTATCCGTATAAGATTGTTGATACAGAAGTTGAAAAGACAATACTGAAAGACTTTAACAATCAGGTTATTCATACTTCTCCCGAATATCAGACCAATCTGAATGTCAACACACCTACAAACCGTATTATTACATCTATGTGTTCTCCTGAAAGACTGCTGTTCATTCTGAAATACGGCATCGCTTATGTAAATATGGAACGTGAAGTTGACGGCAAAATTGAAACAATCAACCAGAAACACATTATGCGCTATCAGCAGATGTTTGCAGCCCTTGCTATATGCGAAAAGCTTTCTAATGGTGTAAAATCAGGTGTAGTATGGCATACTCAGGGCAGCGGTAAAACCGCATTGTCATATTATCTGAGCTACTATCTTTCTGATTATTTTGCCCGTAATAATAAAGTAGCAAAATTCTATTTTATTGTTGACCGCCTTGACCTTCTTGAACAGGCTTCTCAGGAATTTGAAGCCCGTGGACTTGTTGTTAAGACCGCAAACAGTCGTGCAGAGCTTATGGAGCAGTTCCGCAACAATCAGGCTCAAGAAGGCAACAGTGGACAGCAGGAAATCACGGTAGTCAATATTCAGCGATTTGCAGAAGATAAAGAGAGGGTAACACTGCCATCGTATGCAACCAATTTACAGCGTGTTTTTATCATTGATGAAGCACATAGAGGGTATAACCCTAAAGGTAGCTTTCTTGCCAATTTGTTTGATGCCGATGAAAACTCTATCAAAATTGCATTGACAGGTACACCTCTGTTGGCTGATGAACGTGAATCTTGGAAAGTATTTGGAAGCTACTTCCATACATATTACTATGACAAGTCTATTCAAGATGGTTATACTTTGAAGATTATCCGTGAGGATATTGAGACAAAGTATAAGGAAAAGCTCTCCGCTATCTATGAGAAACTCGAAACGCTTGTACAGAAAAAGGATATAAAGCGTGATCAGATTGTTGAACACGATTCCTATGTCAAGGAGCTTACAAGATATATCATCAGCGATTTGAAGCGTTTCCGTACTATACAGGGCGATGATACGCTTGGCGGTATGGTCATCTGTGAAACAAGTGAACAGGCTCGAAAGATGTTCGCTTTCTTTGATGAAATACAGTGTGAGCTGAATGTCGATTCCTCTCAAAGATCACATTTCAAGGCAGGTTTGATACTTCACGACAGCGATGATAAGGATACAAGAAATCAGATCGTCAAGAATTTCAAGAAGAATATGACCGTTGACATACTGATCGTATTCAATATGCTCTTGACAGGCTTTGATGCTCCTCGTTTAAAAAGACTTTATTTCGGCAGAAAACTGAAAGATCATAATCTGTTGCAGGCTATCACCCGTGTAAACAGACCTTATAAAGATAACAAGTACGGCTATATTATTGATTTTGCTGATATAAAAAGGAATTTTGAACAGACCAATGAAGCATATCTGAAAGAACTGAACAGATTCAATGATCCAAATGAAGTTGGAGTGGCTAATGTTACCCATACATTTACTCAGGTAATAGAGGATAAAGAAGCCCTCGTTCAGCAAATGCGTGAGGTAAGACAGGTTCTCTTTGACTATACAACAGATAATGCTGAAGAATTCAGTTCTGAAATATCCACAATTGAAGATAAACAGGAGCTTATAAAGCTGAAAAAAGTGCTTATCGCAGCCCGTGACTGCTGTAATGTTGTCCGTACCTTTGGCGATGATGAACTGAAACAAACATTTGCAAAGCTCGAAATTACAAGACTTCCCGAGATGATACGAGAAGTTCAAAGACAGATCGACACTATTAATCAAAAAGAAGCCTTTGACAGCGATGACTCCACAAGACAGCTCATCAATGAAGCCATGCAGGACATCACCTTTAATTTCTCAAAGATTGGTGATGAGGAATTGCAGATGGGCTTTATGAGCAAAGAGGAGTTCCACGAAAAATGGCGAAGAACAATACAGTCTTTTACTGAAAACATAGATCAGGACGATCCTGAATTCATCTCAATAAGAGAAGCCTTTATACAAAGATTTAAGGAGTTTGGCTTTGCGGCTGATACTGTCCATGAGTTCACGGAGCGTTCTAAGGCGTTAGATGAAGTTCTCAAAAAGTTGGCAGAACTTCAGAAAAGAAATAAGGCACTTATGCGTAAATACGACGGTGATCCTAAATTCACAAGAGTGCATAAGAGAATAAGAGAAGAAAACGCTCAAAGAAAAGCAAAAGGAACTCCCCCTATTATCTCAGGATATGAGGAAGATATCTTGAAAGCTCTAAAAATCATCAAGCTCGATATAGATCAAAAGGTCTTTGACCGCAACGATATATTGAAAAAAGACGCTTACTTTGAGCAAACTGTCATGTCACAAATCAAGCAAGGTATGGATTCATTGGGAATAAAGGGTACAAGAGAAGACAGAATATTTATTCAGTCAAGGATTTCCTCTCAATATCTCAGCCAATATAACATAACCTATCCATGCGCTTGATAATCAGGAGTAATAATAAATGGATTTGCAAATAAAAGAGAAGACAATATCACTTATTGACTCGCTTAAATCAACTTGCCAGACCTACGGTATGGGCAATGACGGTAACGAGTACAAGATTATAACTCAGGTATTCCTGTATAAATACCTGAACGATAAATTCGGCTATGAAATCAAGAAGCTCGATAAGCGTATCGCTTCGGCTGAAAAATGGGAGATCGCATATTCGGAATTGTCGGAAGATGATAGAGAAGATTTGTTTGACACAATGAATCCCGATATTCCTCGGTTGAATCCTGAACATCTTATATCGCACCTATGGAATCAACAGGCTAAGGGTGATTTTGATCTCATCTTCGATCAAACGATGATCGATATTGCCGATAAGAATATAGACATATTTTCAACTCAGACCACACAGAATACAAAAATACCGCTGTTCGAAAAGCTAACACAGTATGTTACTGATGAAGCACAGAGAGCACCTTTCGCTCGTGCATTAATAGATAAGCTTGTAAACTTCTCATTTGAGGAGACCTTTTCGGAGCATTATGACTTCTTTGCCGCAATATTTGAGTATCTTATAAAGGATTACAACACGGCAGGCGGCGGTAAGTATGCGGAATACTATACCCCTCACGCTATTGCTACAATTATGGCAAGGCTCTTGGTGGGGGATAACGCTGACTTGCATAACATCGAGTGCTATGATCCCTCGGCAGGAACAGGTACTCTGTTAATGGCTCTCGGTCACCAAATTGGTGAGGATAGATGTACTATCTTCGCTCAGGATATTTCCCAGCGCAGTAACAAAATGCTAAAACTCAATCTTATATTGAATGGGCTTGTATCCTCGCTTGATCATGCAATTCAGGGCGATACACTCCTTGCGCCGTATCATAAGAGCGATGACGGTCAATCCCTCAGACAATTTGATTTTGTTGTTTCCAATCCTCCTTTCAAGATGGACTTCTCGGATACAAGAGATGATATTGAGAAGAAATACTCAGCTCGATTTTGGGCTGGTGTTCCGAAAGTACCGGCAAAGAAAAAAGAGAGTATGGCTATCTATACATGCTTTATTCAGCATGTTGTTAATTCCTTGAAAAAAGATGGTAAAGGAGCTATAGTAGTTCCAACTGGTTTTTTAACTGCGAAAAGCAGCATTGAGGGTAAAGTTCTCAAAAAACTTGTTGACGATCATATTGTTTATGGTGCTGTGAGCATGCCATCCAATGTATTTGCAAACACGGGTACGAATGTTTCCGTTCTGTTTTTCGATAATTCAAGAACGGCTGACAGGGTGGTTCTGATAGATGCTTCAAAACTTGGAGAGGAATATAAGGATGGCAATTTGCAGAAACGCAGGCTTCGCCCGGAAGAAATTGAGAAAATTATCACAACCTTCCGAAAAAAAGAAGCTGTGGACGATTTCTCGGTGGCAGTTACCTATGACGAGATAATATCAAAGAAATATTCTCTTGCTGCCGGACAGTATTTTGATGTCAAGATAGAATATGTTGAGCTTACACAAGAGGAATTTGAAGCAAAAATGGCAGAGTTTAAGTCTGAGCTGCAATCATTATTTGATGAGGGTAATGCTCTGCAAGCTGAGATTATGAAACAGTTAGGCAAGGTGAAGTATGATTAAATTAGGAGAATGCCTAACAATAAAGCACGGTTGGGCTTTTAAGGGAGAATTCTTTGCTGAGAGTGGAGAACAAAGCATACTAACGCCCGGAAATTTTTTTGAAGCTGGTGGTTTCAAATATAATGATGAGCGTGAAAGATACTATACTGGCGAGTATCCCGCTGAATATCTCTGTAAAAAGGGCGATTTGATTGTTGCAATGACAGAACAGGCAGGCGGATTATTAGGAAGTACCGCCATAGTTCCAAAAGATAACAGGTATCTTCATAATCAGCGAATAGGTCTTGTTACTTGTGATGAAAAGCAGATAACCAAGATGTTTGCATATTATCTTTTCATGACTAAAAGCGTGAGAGAGCAGATAAGCCGTACCTCATCGGGTACAAAAGTCAAGCATACTTCTCCAGAAAAAATATATGATGTAGAAGTTTCCTTGCCTGATATTCCTACTCAAAAGAAAATTGCCCACTTTCTGTGGACTATCGACTGCAAAATAAGAAGTAACAATCAGATAAACGATAATTTATCGTATCAATCGGATATGGTAGCCTGACCGTTCATTAACATCGGTAGAAGCCAATCACGGAGTGCTGAAAGCCTATAAGACTCACGAGTGTTATCTGAAATCATTGACAGCCATGGTTTTACATCAGCATTAAATGACGATATTTCTTCTTTTGACGGTATGTAAATCGCTTTGTCTTTAAGCAACGGCTTTTGCAGATGTTTTAGCCCCGTTCCCTGAAAAAATTTAAGGTTAAGCTCCTGCTTAATGCTGCTTAGCAATAAATACAGATAATCTTCCATACCGTCCTTTGCTGTGACACACCAAGTATCAGTCGAATATGCTGTTGCACCAACATAGAATTTAACATCAGCGTTACCGCCAGTATTGAGGAAAGTATTTCTCCCCTCAACAATTGGCTCAATCCACCTTAGTACAGCATCTCCGCTTGTAAAGAACGGATAACCGCCAAATTTATCTTTAGCTTTTCCCACCTGGATTGTGGATTTTGCGTTTTCAACTAATATATCGCCTAATCTGCCATTATATTTCTTACTATAGAATAGGTGCATATAGGTTGCAACGGACATCTGCTGTAAATTATCGTTTATTATACTACACCCATCTTCCTCCAACGGCGGAAGCTATAAAAAGGGACTGCCGTTGGGTCGTCGTTCTCTTGAAATTATAAATTAAGGAGAATTGACTATGATACAGGAAATCAAAAACGAAATAATGCAGAAAATGTTGTCGGTGTTGAATAATGCCCAGCTTGAACAGCTATCGGAAGTTTTGGATATTGCTTTCTTTGGTGTTACTGCGGTATTCAGCGATAGGACGGAAGAAGATAGCAATGATAAGCTCGTAGATTCATTCATTTCATCAAAGCGGATCGAGGGCTGTTCGGAAAAGTCGCTGAAATACTACCAAAAGACCATTAACAATATGCTGGGTGCTGTCGGCAAACAGGTCAAGCACATTGATACTGATGATTTGAGAAAGTACCTGACAAACTATCAGGAAGATAACAATTCAAGCCGTGTGACGATAGATAACATAAGACGCATATTATCAAGCTTTTTTTCTTGGCTTGAAGAAGAAAACTATATCATGAAAAGTCCTGTCCGCAGGATACACAAAATCAAGACCGCAAGCACAATCAAGGATACCTACACCGATGAAGCATTGGAGCAGATGCGTGACGATTGTACGGATTTGCGTGATTTAGCGTTGATTGATATGCTCTCTTCAACAGGTATGCGTGTTGGAGAGCTTGTATTGCTCAACCGTTCCGATATTGATTTTGAGGAGCGAGAGTGCGTTGTTCTCGGAAAGGGCAATAAAGAGCGCATCGTCTATTTTGATGCCCGTACTAAACTGCACCTGAAACAGTATCTTGACAGCAGAACGGACGATAATGAAGCTCTTTTCGTATCATTAAAAGCACCTTATAATCGCCTTGAAATCGGCGGTGTAGAGGTAAGAATTAGAAAAATTGGTAAGCGTCTTAATATTCATAAAGCACACCCTCACAAGTTCAGGCGCACATTGGCAACTATGGCTATCGACAAGGGTATGCCTATTGAGCAACTTCAACAGCTTCTCGGTCATAGGCGGATAGATACCACATTGCAGTATGCTATGGTCAAACAGAGCAATGTTAAGATTGCGCATAGAAAATATATAGGATAGGTAATAATAATGAGTAAAATAAAACTATCAGAATTAGGTTCATTGAAGAACGGGCTTAATTTTAACTCTGGCAATATTATTTATGGTGGCTGTAAAATAATAGGTATTCCTGACTTTGCAGATAGATATATCGCTGATTTACGTTGTTTGAGCGAAGTAGATAGTGCTATTGTTAATGAGGATTATTTGTTAAGAAAAGATGATATTCTTTTCGTTCGTTCAAATGGCAACAAAGCTCTTGTTGGCAGAACGATGATCATCGGAGAGGTAAAGGAAAGGATTACATACTCAGGCTTTTGTATACGTTTCAGACCTGATAAGGATAAAGTGCTTCCATTGTTTTTGCTCTATTTATTCAAATCTCCACAATTTCGCAAACAATTCTCCAAATCTCAACAGACAAGTATAAATAATCTTAACCAAGATACGTTAGGCTCAATTATCTTTGATTTACCTGACATTCACACACAAGAGATGATTGTTAAATGTATACACAGCATTACTCAAAAAATTGAAACGAATAAAGCTGTAAACGATAATTTACAGCAGCAACTTAAGCTGATGTACGACTATTGGTTCACTCAGTTCGATTTTCCTGATGACAACGGTAAGCCATATCGTTCATCTGGTGGTGCTATGGTGTGGAATGAGCAGTTGAAACGTAATATTCCTGCTGGTTGGGCAGCTGATAACCTTTATGCAGTTGCGGACTATATAAATGGTTTAGCTTGCCAAAATTATAGACCTGATAACGATGAGCATAAGTTACCTGTTATCAAAATAACTGAAATGCATAACGGCATTACAGATAGCACAGAATTTGTCAGAGATGATATTCCTGAAAAGTATATCATAGAAAATGGTGATATTCTATTCTCTTGGTCTGCAACATTGGAAACAATGCTTTGGTATGGTGGTAGAGGTGGATTAAATCAACATATATTCAAAGTAGTACCTAAAGCATCTAAATACTTCGCATATTCTCAACTCTCGTCATACATAATTAATTTCAAAGCGATAGCAGAGGCAAGGAAAACTACAATGGGACATATTACAACCGACCATATGGAACAGAGCAGAATAGCCATTCCACCAACAATAGTCCAAGAAACATTCAATCGACAAGTTACTCCACTTTACGAAGAATACGCCAATAATTGCAAGGAAAACCTGAGATTACAAGCTCTCCGTGATTGGCTCTTGCCGATGCTGATGAACGGTCAGGCTACCATTGCCGATTGATACGATAAATTATCGTTTATTTCTTTACTCCTGAAATAAGCATTTTAAAATTATATTAAGAAAGGATTATAATATGGGAATTGGTTTATTAGAGCAAATGATAGATTATTGTGACCAGATGTATTCTGATTATCAATGTGTTTCATGTACAGGACATAGTTGCAATCATAACTGCAAAGAATGTCTTGATGATATTCACTTTCATCATAACAGAATTCGCTCCAAATATGATTGTGAAAAGTTACTATACTATTATCTGTGCAGATACTCCTACAAATATTGTTCAGAAATAATATATGCTCTTGATAGAATTGATCTGAGTAGGTATCCTTATTTCAACATTTTGTCGCTTGGATGTGGCGGTGCTGCTGACTTAATGGCTTTTGATTACTGTTCAGATAGCAATAATCGGATTTATTATCATGGCGTTGATATAAATACATATTGGAATGACATTCATTCAAAAATATCAGAACTCTATCCTCGTGCGTCTTTTACCACAAACTTTGACGTTAAACATGATATTCCAACACTGAGCAACGAGAGCTACAATGTTGTAATTGTTGAGTATTTAATATCGTATCTTTATTCACGCGGCTCATCTGTTGTAAGTAATTTGTTTGATGATTTGGTTGAATATGTTGTGGCAAATAAACCAACTGATTCACCTATGCTCATAATAATTAATGATGCGGACAGTATAAATACAGGAAGAGATGAGTTTATAGATCTTGCGCAGAAGCTACATGATAAAGGTTATAAAATATCCGGTGAAAGGATGCGCTTTAAGGATCATCAATATTATTATAAGTCAAAAATGTATCCGAAAAATAATATATTGTTTGATTGTTCATGGGATTTTCAACAGGAATACTGCGTCCCACTTAGTTGTGAATCTGCACAATTAATAATAGAAATAGAATAGAGGTGATTTGATGATTATAAGTGCAAGCAGACGAACAGATATACCAACATACTATTCGGAGTGGTTTTTCAACAGAATTAAGGAAGGGTATGTCTGCGTTCGTAATCCGATGAACATTCATCAGATCAGTAAAATAGATCTGTCTCCAAATGTGGTTGACGGCATAGTGTTATGGACAAAAAACCCTATCCCTATGATTGACAGAATGTCGGAATTAGAAAAGTACATATACTATTTTCAATTTACATTAAATGCGTATGGGAAAGATGTAGAACCAAATGTTCCGTCAAAAAATGATTATATTATTCCCGCATTTCAAAAGTTATCTTCAATCATTGGCAAAGAACGAGTAGTGTGGAGATATGATCCAATTTTTATAAATGAAAATTATACTATTGAATATCACAAAAAATATTTTCAGGCACTTTGTTCCAAATTAAGTAAGTTTACTGAAAAGTGTACTGTTAGCTTTATTGATCTATATAAAAATACCGCCCGTAATACAAAACGTCTTAATATTCAAACTCTTACAAATGATGAAGTTCTTGAGCTAATGAGCTTCTTTATTTCAGTAGCAAAAAACGAGGGAATATATATTGATACCTGCGCTGAAGAATATGATCTTTCATTATTGGGTATAAGCCACGCATGCTGTATTGATAAACAAAGATTGGAACGATTAGGCAATTATACTCTTAAAATTGGCAAGGACAAAAATCAAAGAGGAGTATGCGGTTGTATTGAAAGCATTGATATCGGTATGTATAATACCTGTAAGAATGGATGTGCTTACTGTTATGCAAATTTCAATCCAAGTATTGCTTCAAAGAATCATTCTTCCCACATTCCTGAATCACCACTTATTTGTGGATATATAGGAGAAGAAGATAAAGTTAATATAAGAAAAGTCCAATCAAATATCGAGTCCCAATTAACATTGATTTAAACTATGTGCTGTAAAATATAAAATAAAAAACCTTACAGTACGTAAGGCTTTCTGCTGACAAATAATTGTTCGAATGTATAATATGCTATCCCTCAATCTCAATAACTACCTCCGACTTAAACTCCACCGTAAAATAATCATCAAAAACAGTAATTCTATCAATCATCCTTTTGACAAGTGTTTCATCAAATTCGGTTATCTCAGTAGGCTGCTCACGGATGAAGTCCTGCAGGTCGGTGATGAGTTTCATCCGTTCATCCTTGACAACACTGTCAACTTCTGATTGCTTCCGC